TTTGTCACGTTCTGCTTTACTTGCTCTGTCACATCGTCTACATGCAATGCTTCTATGATGTTGTCTTTAACTTCTGTAAACTTGCTCATAATTTAATCCTCCGCTCTTAAAGATTCTCATAATCGGTGACACCACGAGCAATAGCGCGGGCGAAATCATCAGGTTTAGTACGTAGCAGGTCTTCATCTTCAAAGTTACTGATGAACGCGGTTTCAACGAGAACGGCTACCGCGTCGGTGTTGTGTAGTACATATAAGCCGTTGACACCCGGTACCGAGGCTTTCGGGCCCCGGTCAGTCAGTGGCAAGCTGTTGACAAGCTGGTTATTAATGCATGTTGCTAGCATCTTGCCGTACTTGCTAGTGTAGAAGTAAAAAGTTTCGGTGCCGTTGGCTTCCTCCGCTGCTGCACTATTACAGTGGATAGAGACGAAAACATCAGCGTCCCAGCTATTACTATCACTGACGATCTCATATAAATCGTCGCTCTGTAAAAGCTGACACTCGCATCCAGCAGCTTCTAAATACTTTTTAACGAGATTACCTATCGTTGCAGCTACATCGCTTTCCCGTAAGCCTGTCGTGTTGTTGACTGCTCCTGGATCCGGATTACCGTTTGGTGCATGGCCTGGATTAATAAAAACCTTCATAATAAAAACCTCCTTAAAATAAAAGGGCTGTCATGGTGGCAGCCCTAAAAAATCACTGTTTTATCTGGTTAACCGCGGTTTTACCTAGGTAGCCGATTAAACCTGTTGCGATATTACTTTGCAGCTGTTCGCTTGAACCAAAAATAATCGACATAAAAAGAGCCAGCACTAAGCCAGCCCCTACAATCATGTCTACGTTAAGTTTCATTTAGTACACCCCCAGCCTCCGTGATGAAGCAAATCGTCAATGCCGTCAATTCGATGATGGGCGGATTTAGTGCTTTCCTCAACCCGCGCCAGCCTTAAATCGATTAACCGCTGTTGCTCCTGCGTATTCGTTATAAGCAGTTGCAGATTTTTGATGGCTTGGTTTAACGGCTGTAAAAAGATGTAGCTTATAACACCGCCAATAACTGACATAATAGCCGTCATTTGTACGGCTATAGTTAACCATTCACTCAAGCTCATAGTGTCACCTACTTAGTACCAGTTGGTTTTTCTTCTTTTTCTACCTCATCATATTTGACGCATTTACCGTTTTCGTCAATCTCGTAGCCGTCAGCTGCCAAGATGGTGTCAATATCATCTTTGTACTTCGGGAACTTTTTTACAACTCTGTTATAATCGAGTTTCCTCATTTCAATTCTCATTGCTAAATACGGTGCCATAATAAAATCACAATCCCTTCTGTAATGAAAATTAATTGGTGGTATCTGAATCACTTGTATCACTGTCCATAATGAGACAATCCAGTGCTCCTGACATTATATTGAACTGTTCCTGCAATTCTGCAAGCTGTTCAGCAAGTGTTGGTTTTTCTTTTTCTGCTTCTTCCTGCTTTTTAGCGTCCGCCTGTGCTTTTACATCAAGCTGGTGTGCTTTGATGTAGTCTGCATTATCAGCGTCAAGCCAATACTTACCTTGCGCTTCTGCTGGTTCTCTGTCGGTAAAAGCGTAGTTGTGCAAGTTGTGAGCAGCAGCAAAGTTCAAAAGCGTTTCAGGAACATCACTCTGACAGTGAAAGTTAATCGTGCCATCACTGTTATTTGTATACAGATATAGCATTAAGTATTCGCCTCCCCTGCATTATAGTTTATTTTATAGCTGCCATCAGTTAGCAGCTTTACTTCCAGTACATCAGAATTAGGATAGCTATATGTTGCGTCAGTACCGTATACGGCTTTATTCCAAGGTGCTTTTTTATCTGCTACTATCGTTAATGCTGTTACGGCACAATTGTCAGCTACATTAGTTTCAGAAAGTGCGTAAGCTATGGCAAATCCTTTCATGCCGAGTTCTGCTATTTTAGCTTCGGGAATGTTTGCGACTTCGCTTGCGTCCATTGCGCCAGCTGAAAAAGTATTTACGTCTGTAGCGTCCACATTTTGCCATGTAGCCGTTTCTTTGTTATAGGCTATATAAGTAGTCAAGTCTTTAGTAAAAGCCACTTTGGCGCTTGAATTAGACGTTGTGGTGGCTGACGTTACCGCTATACTATGTACTACTTCATACCCGCCTAGATTTATCAGCTTTTTAGGAAGTACAAGCTGGTCTTTTGGTACTGCTGAAACTGTACATTCGACTAAATTATTATATTCCGAATAGGTTAATATTTTAAATTTGCCGATAGTTTTTAGCTCATCAACGGTTGGTGTTTCGCCGTTCGTGGCAGTAAAGAGTGCTACTTTTTCTTCATTAGACAAGGCGTTCCAATCGGTGGCTAACTGTTGAAAAGTTCCGTTACTCATGCCGTACACCGCCCCCGTAGTGGACAAGTATACTTGATTGATGATTGTGAAGTAATGGTTAGGCGGTGTAAAATTGCTATTCCATAAAGCTTTATTTAATATGACAAAATTATCTATTACACCACTTGTATGGAAATCACTTAAAGCTATAGAAGAATAGTCAGAACCAATACACATATTGTTAAGTGATGTTAATAGCACTGTTTCGGATAATTCAAGACATAATTTACCATCTACAAATACTAACTGTGTATCATTTTTGCATGTTATAGCTATATGATGCCATTCGTTATTTACAACATTAACTCCTAAACTATAAACCTTACTTACCCCGTCTGTAATATAAGCAGTAGTCGAACCGTCGCGATAACTATAAAACAAAAGTTGTTTGCTTTCGCTATAGAATGCAAACACTGTAGCATTTTTGTGCAATTCTTTTGAGCATTTAAACCATAAGCTGACAGTATATTCTTGCGGTGTAACGAAATTATCTCTATCTTTAATGATTTTTATAGCATTAGTACCATCGAATTTTATTGCGCTGCCACCAAAAACACCTTGTTCTTTTGCTACCTGATTACCGTAATTTTCTAATGTACTACCATTTAAATCAATTACTTTATTATTTTGGTATTTCAGATTAAACAAAAACTTAGCACTCATTCTTTACACCCCCATACTGCGTTATTTTCTTTCCATTCATATTTTTCGATTTCATCCTTAGTAACGGATTTATCAAAATGTAGACAACATAATGTGTGTTTGTCTATTTTTCCCACTTTATACATCCACCCCTTCCACGCTTTTATATGTGCTAAAATCTATTTCATCTGACTGACTTATATAACCAGCACTGCCTAAAGCTACTGGTATAGTCATTGCTACGTTATAATTGTTTTTCAGCTTCAAACCGTTGTCACCAAATTCTATGCCGTTCTCATGTGTAAACTGCGCTTCGTCACTAGCTGAAAAGTCGTTAATCTTAACCGATACATTCGTTTCCTGCGTTCCAGCTTTTAGTATTTCAACTGGTGGCAAGCATAATGACGGCGTATTGTTTATCGCTATTGATACGGTTTTAGGTGCAGTGATATTCTTTTTCGTTATCTGAGAATAACCACTGTTTGAGCCGATAACTGTTTGGTCACTGTCAACTTTTTTCCAATAGTTCTTGGCTAAATCTGCTTCAAAACTGCTTGACGGCGTATGAGTGACTAGGCATAAATAAAGTGACTGGTCATAAGTAACTAATGACTTATTAGCTACGTACTGTGTTGTCGTACTATTCCAGGGAGCTGTATTAGTAGTTACATCCGATAGTGTTGCAGACTTTTTCAGCTCTTTATCGTTACTCAGTAACTGCCTCATCATCAGATTAAACACGTCTGCGCTGGCGGGGTCTTTGTTTATAAGCTGCGGAAAGTCTGTACTATAAGGCATATCCGGATTAAGGTTTTCAGCTGGACGCTGCTGACCTTTTACCGTGTCCGGCAGTATAGAGTTAATAAGCTTATCTCGTTCTTCATTAGTCATTTACTGTGTCACCTCCATACTAACCTTTATAGGTATAAACCATACTTGACAGCCGTCGTCTTCTATACTTGCAACCTGAAAAGCTGTTCCTTTAGCTATCGGGATTATCGGAGAAGCGTAGCCATTATATTGCGTAGCGACTGAAACTGCTATAATTTTAGCTCCTGCATGTACCGTTGCATCCCCATAATCACTGACAAAATTACCAGTTATCGCGGATTGTCCTAGTCCTATAGCTGTAACCTTTGGGTATACATCCTCAACCAATTGTCTAGAAGCGATGTCCTGATTCCTATTACCGTCCCATATGTATATCCAGCCATTCTCTGGTGCTGTAAATTGCCTATTACCTTTGTTCCACGATTCTAATACATAAGCCTTATCATAATCCGGAAATGGCATCATTTGAGCGATTTTAGCGATTATGTCTTGGTAGTGATACCCGTCTAATTTATCGCTATTAGCCGCAATATCAGCTGAACCTGCTGTAGTAGCTTTACCTTTGATGTTAATATCCCACGTACCGCTGGCACCTGTGCCCGCTCTTGTAGGAGCACCGATGTTACCCGGTGTTACTGTTTGCCAAGTGTTATCGTTTCGCAAAAATCGGGAGTTGTTGGCGGATTCCAATTTCGGTACATGGTTGCCGTGCACTAAAGGTGCTGCATCGATTATACCGTAGCCTTGCAAAGTATTTGGATTAGATCCGCCCGTGACGTGACCTTGTGCATTAACCGACACTTGCTTATAGCTGCCAGCCTTAACCCCGCTGTTTGGATGCACATAGTTGTTAGCTCTGTCAGCTATACCGTCAAGCTTCTTTTTATCCTCAGTGCTCATCAAGCCGTTATGCGCTGGTGTGACTATAGCTAAGTCGTTGCTAGCTAACCTGTTATCTATAGCGTCAATCAGTGCTTTTAGCTCTTTGTCCCCTTTTTCTAGTAAAGCCTTTATGTACTTATCGTTACTAAGCAGCTGACGAGTAATAAGGTTTGTCAGCGTATAAATGACCTCATCTTTAGCGATGAATTGCGGAAAGTGTTCACTATATGGAAAGTCCGTAGGTACATCACCGGGGCGTTTATAGCCGAGCACCGTATCGGGAAAATTCTGATTAAGTATTTTCTTGCGTTCTTCTTCTGTTATGGCCATAGCTTCCACCTCTTAAAATTCTAGTGTCCACTTAAACACCAGTGATGTTTCAGCGTCTACACCTTTCGACGTTAAAAGCCTAATCTTAGCAGCTGTTTCACCTGCTTCGTCAAGTAGCGCTATTTCATTGATACCGGACGTTACTTCACCAGCATTAACCGTAGCTTGGAAGGTGACGGCATTATCCGACGGGAAAGTTATGCTATCAAGCGTTTTAGTTAAAACGACGTGATTTAAGCTGCCTGTTTCAGTAGGTGGAGCAGGGTTATTCTGCTCATCTGTTTCACCCTGGTCCCCAAAAGCCATCTTAGTTATTTTGCTGATTGTTCCGGTTTCACCTACCGCATGTGCCAGCAGCCTACGATATAGCGCCGTTGTTACTTTGTTGTTCTTTAAAAAGTCGGCACTGTTATCACCGTTGTCAGCAAATAGCTGTAGATTCATGTTTAAATTCATATCTTGATTCATAAGCTCTCCTCCGTTCTTGCGTCACCTTTTATAACTGTCACCGTGGCAGTATGTTTAAGCATATATTTTCTACGAGTAGTCGATGTAAGTTCCCTTGAGCCGTCCAGCTCCCAGCTGCCATCAAGTACATTATCAAATTCTGCGTTACTGCAAGTTTGCTTATAATTTAGAACTGTATCAACTAAAACATTTGACTGACAGGTGACACGTGACACCGGTGACAATATATCTGTTAAGAACATTTTGTGCTTACTAGTAACTTTTTTAACGGCGTTTCCTATAATTTCCCCATGTACAGTATTTACAGGTTTTAAGCTGCTTACTGCTTCTGAATAATACGAAGCCGTTAAAAAATGTTTTTGGTCATCCCTGTAATTCGTGTCACCTTCCAATGCATCATAGCGGTACTGCCCATCAAAATAGTGGGTATGCGGTATCCCGTTTTTATCGTGTGTACCTTCCCAGTAAAGAGTTGACGTTTTACCTGTGGCACTACTGAAATAGCGTTGTGTACCTGCCCAGGTTATGCCTATACTCAAATAGTGATGGGTTTTTATGTACATCACTAAAATAGCGTTGATTATTGCACCGAGATTAGCCGGTATTATTGATCGGGCATATTTATAAACCTGTCCTTCGTTAATACCTGCATCATCGTACATTTCTAAGTTCAGCTTGTAGTTGTCATAATCGCATTTCAGTGTAACAACACCTTCACCGTACCGCTGGTCAAGCATCTGCTGGAACTTGCGTTCGGTATATGGTAACGAGTGGTTAATCTTTGCTAAGATTTTGTTTTTACGCTGTGTCAGTGTGTCATTGTCACCCGGTCTGATGTCAAGCATACTTTCCCAGCGTTTAGCGCCGTCAACGTCGAGCAGCTCTACATAAGTATTTACGAACCACTTTTTAGCTTGTGGCCATATACGGGCAAACTCGATGTTTTCAGTCTTGGCCAGCTCCTGAAATTCTAATGACGGTGCAACAACCTTTGGGAAATAATGCGCTATGTCAACGTCACGTGTCAGTTCGTCAGCCATGTTATTTCACCCCTAATGGCTAGCTCGTTAATACCCAGCACTAAGTTTTCTTCTACACCGTTGAGCTTGGTATGTGTTATGTCGTCGATACCGTCAAGCTCTAAAATCCGGCTCTCAATTTGAGTAGTTCGTATCGTTATGCCGGTGTTGCGGGTAGTTTGTGCAGTGTCTTTTTTAGTGTCTGGCCATTTTTTGTTAAGCTCGGTAAAGTAGTTATCAATGATTTTTTCTATGTCATTTTTAAAGCTTATAGCAAGTTTTTCTGTAGTAGTTAAGTGCAGTTCTATTGCTACTTTAGAGTTGGTGACACCTTCCACCGTGACGTGATGGCCAATTGGTGCTATGCCTATGCCCTGCCCTGCGTTAGTTACAGGGTCTATCATGGTTTGTACTTCTTGCACAAATTCCTTGGTAGGTACTTTATACTCACTGGTCATGAATACCAGCTTTACCGTGCCGCCACCTGCCCACACTGGATAAACCTTACACCCGCCTACTCCGGCTATGCTGTTCATCTTGTCAATGTAATCAGTGATGTTACCGCCATAAGCTAGCACGTTAAAGCTGTTTAAATAGCGTGTCCTGAAATGCTCTGTTTCTTCTTCATCCTGTCCCGGGCGTATTACTTCAGTCAGAGTTGCCGTTTGCAGTCCTAAAGTAAAAGAGTTAGGTATAAGTGCTCCGGGCGGTACGTTACCGACGGTTCCCGCTGTGTCACATGTTAAGTAGTAGACGCCTGGTGACACTTTTTCGGTGACAGTGTAGTTGATGGTTTCATAAGAAAACGAGCTTCCTATCTCGATATCAACGGTTGCTGGTGTAAAAGTTGCTTTTACTTTAGCACTGGAAGCCGGTGTCGGTGTCAACCCTCTCTCTTTAGCCCGCCTTATCAGCCACTCTCTTTCTGCTGTGTCAGCAAAGGTATTAGTAAAAAAGTAGTTGATAGCTACATATAGCAAGAAAAACTCGATTGACGCGGGAGCTGTTGCGTCGTAGATCAAACTGCCCTCACGTTTGTCTACATCACTAGAGACGTTATCAAGCATCCGCTTTAAAAGTGTGTCTTGCGTTAAATCCTCATACATTATTGAAGTGTCACCACCTTTTGTAGTTCAAGTGTGCCGTAGATTGTTTTAACGGTGAATTTGCATAAAACGTCACCTCCTGTATGCGACAGGTCAAAATCAGTGACATCAGTTATGCGGTCATCTTGCATAAGTGCGTCCGTTATGCGCTGTGGCAAGACGGCGAAAACATACGGTATAGGCTGCCCGAAAAGGTCTTGTAGTTCTATACCATAATTCCAGCTGTATATCGGATATGCATAACGTTCGGTGTTTATGGCTTTATAGCAAGCCTGCGCTATAGCGTCAAGCCCTGTGACAGCACCTTTTATACGCTCTTTTTTAATATGCATCTGATACGTGTTACTGGTCTGAATATTGTCACCTATGCTGACATCAGCAGCGCTTATTGTGACACTTGACGCGGATTCCGGAAGTGTTGCCATTTAATCACCCCCACTGCCCCGATAGTGTTATATGATTAAAAATACGGGATATTACTAAGTATTCTTGTCCACCTAACTGTCTTAGCATTACTACACTTTCACCCGGCGTTAAGCCATTATGAACGGTTATCCGCTTCCTGCCTTTATACCCGTGCTTATGACTAGCATACTCAGCGTACCCACTGCCGCCAGCAGCATTTTCAGTAGTGTGGTTGACAGTAATATCAACATCATAGTCCCTGACTGCATCGGTCAAAACTAAAAATTCTTCAGTGATGGTTTCTTTTGCGTCAAGCCTTATGACAAGCGGATCGACAGTTTCAACCACACCCAGGATATAGTCAGCAGGCTTCCCCGCTTGATAAGTGTTATAAGCTAATTTCTGTAAAGCGTTCATAAGCTGGTTGCTCATTTAGTAATGCCCCTTCCGACTAAAGTTAAATCCATAGTGTAACCACTGTTACCGCTGTCCCATCTGTGTTTAACCTGCTCTACCATCATCTGTACCGCGTAGGTCCGTACTACTGAGCTATCAGAAAAGTCCGGTGAATCGCCATCGTCAGTATCGGGTGGCAAATTATATATCGGTGTTCCATCCTCGGGGTTAATCCCAGAGGGCGCTATGTTGTACTCAACGCCGTTTTCTTCGCGTTGTAGTTTTACATCCGGATCCTTTATATTCAGCTTTACCCATATACGGCTGCCAGCCCGTACCCGTGTGTCACCGAAAGCACCTTTAATGCTTAAAGTTTTTTTAGCAGAGTTGTACACTTCTAGCATTGTCTGTGCTTTATCGTAGGGGTTAGTAGTGTCGCGTTCGTTAATGCTTTCAGTTTTACGCAGAATACCCCAGCGCTTTATATTAGCATCGCTCTGTCTTGAGTACTCTATATGCTTTCCTGTGTTTTTATCATCTTTATACAAGGTCACGGCATTGAAAGTATCTTTATCTATTGACGATTCAAAGTTGAAGTTCTGCGCCGTCTCAGCGTCAATAAGTATTGGTACATCCAAACCACCTACCTCAGCCAAGGTTATGACACCGAAATCATCATATAGAATGTACATTTTCCCATATTTATAAGCGGCATTACCACTTTTATCACCTGTATACAATATGGTATGGTCAAGTGCCAGCTGGATAGTATCAAACAACGTCTGATTGCTGGCCCGCATTTTATGTATAGTGTAACCCGTGTCACAGATGGCCTCAGTTTCAACTTCTTTACCACTTTTATCCTTGCTTTTCTTTTTATGAATTAAACCATAGTCATCACAAATAGCACGGATAACCTCGGCGGCTGTCTTTTCAACTACCACAGTTATGTCTTTGTTCTTTAGGTAGCGTAACTGGTCATAAGCTGTAACCTGTATAACACCATTCTTATCTTCTTTGTGTGAAAAGATAAAACCTTTGAAAAGATTGTCGTCACCGTAGCTCATCTGGACCATATTACCTTCTTCAAAGTCTAAAATATCATCTCGTAGCATCTTAAAAGTTAGTTTACCTGGTGTACCTTGACGAGCTAAATCCCAGGTGACACCTTCCTGTACTGCTGGCATAAAAGTTTTACCATTATGTGAAATGATAATCGTGACAGCTTTTTCTTGCTTAGCTTGCGGGGTTAAAGCTGATTGCTCTAATATCTCTAAACCTTTGATTGACATTAATGGATCACCCCGTTTGGTATCTTTATCTGTGTTCCCTGCACTGGCTCATTATACGGATTTTTCATGCCGTTAAGTATAGCGATGTTAGCCAGCACACCTACACTAGGAGCACCACCGCTTAAAACTGTTTGCGTTGCTTCCCATATTGACCGCTGGCCACGAATAGTTATCGCATTTTGTAAGGACTTGTTACCCCCAGCCTTTCGGCTCTGCTTTACTGTAACTGTTTGTTTTCCATTCTCATCGGTACTGACTTCAACCTCTTTGGTGCCGTAGTCAACGTACTGCTTAAGTGTAACCGGCACCGTAATGTCAAATCCTTCTCCTGCATCCTCTTTAATGCTGTAACTTTCAAGTGTCACCCGCATATACGTATCAAACAGCACCTCATAACGCGGGCTCATTCGCAGGACTATAAGGTCGAAGGGTTCCCGATCCGCTTTCAGCTTCTTAATCTTCTGCAGGAAGTAAACAGGTTGCTTATAAGAAAAGTCTTTACCAAAAAGTTTTTTGCCGATATAGGTTAAAGCGCTTGACTTGAAACTCTGGCTATAGTTTGCATAGGGACGGGCGTCACCTGGCAGCCGTATGTCAAAACTAATCTCCGTTAATCCAGCTGATTTCACTAGATTAACTTCACCCTCGTTAATCAGATTAATAGTTTTGTTCCGGTTTTTGATTTTAGTTGTCATTTTTGCGGGCGGGACCGGCAACATCATGTCACCTAGAAAAAAGTAATAAGCCACTGTATCACCTCCACTAAAAAAGCACTACCATGTTATGGTGGTGCTTGAAAAGATTAATATTATTTTTTCAGATATTCTTTACCGTTGATAATTACAGATATCGGCGCTCCTCCTTTTGAGTACGTGACTGAAAACTCAGTTTTAATTTTTTTACCAAAAGCATTTTCTGATTTTACATAAGAACTTATTCTTATGTGTTCTGGGTTTTTATGCATATTCCAATCACTACCACCAGCCGAAGGGAACTTTGCTGAATCCGGGTCTAGCAGTACAGATTTTACAATATTTTGGGTTTGCACTATGTACTTAGTTGCTTCATCGCTCGTTAGCTCAAAATCATCAAAAGTATTAGCTACTTTACCATCAGCATAAAGTTCACGTTCGCCGCCATCAATAAAAGCTAAAATATAAACAACTTTATCATTTTTGGTGTATACAGTTATATCATAACCGCTATTATTTTGACTTATATTCCCCTTATACAAAGTACAGTCAGGAAATCTAGTATCATCATTAGCTACGGTTTCAAATTTTGTAGCTTGTCCAGCCATTCCACATTGGTTAAGTGTGTCCTGTATGCTCTCGGCTTCTGCTTGACTTAAATTTTTATTTAATTTTTGAAATTGGTTGCCAGCGGTTTGCTGTTCTTTTTGTGTCTCCGGATTTTGATTATTTGGGTTATGTAGAAATAACCCGCACCCGCCTATCAACAAGCAAAAGAATAAAATAAGCCCCTTTTTTATCTTCTTTTGCTTTTGGGCTTCCCACTTTTTCACGTCTTCGATGGTGTACTGCTTAGCCTCGGATATTATTTGAGCTTTTTCTTCCTCAGCCTTTTTCTTAGCCGCTAGTCTTGCTTCCCCTTCTTCCCTGATTTTTCGTTTTGCTTCTTCCAGTAGTAATTGGTGCTCAGCTTCTTCCCGTATTTTTTGTTCCTTTGATTTACCAAACAATCCCACATGAACCGCCTCCTATTAGTTAGCATAAAATTATACTCTGTATGATTCCCTATATTATTTTCGCTAATCAATAGGTTATTTCCTGCTTAAACATGGACAGCTTCTGCACCTGTATTTATTCCAGTTAAAATATATTCGGTTATCTGGTCAATAACACCATCAATATCTTGCTGTTTTTCAATAGTTGGGTTAATATCGCCAACGCTGACAGCTATTTCCTGTGTAGTATAATGCTGCACTGCTTCTTTGCTAGCAAGCTCTCTAGCTTCCTTGGCAATTTCGATAAGGTCATCCATAGCGTCCGCCATTCTGCCGGTGTTGTCAGCGGTATCACGTGCAGCGCCACCGTCTCCGCCTGAACCACCTGAACTACCTCCCGAGTTATCATTTTTCTGTGCTGGCACCTCATCAAGTTTATGCCGTATACCATCACCGAACAAATCTTTCATAGCTCCAACCGGGTCTTCCTCAAATCGTTTACCTGCGTCATAAGCACCCGCTGAATCGATTCTGCCTGTTTTTATATGTGACATGGGGTTAAACCCTGATATAGCTTTTCTCTCTAAAGTTAAACCGCTAGCAGATACCGAGCTTATATCTATACCTGGGATTTTATTCATTAACGCAATAATACCATTTATTGCTTCTGCTACCAATTCTACAACGCCATTCCAAATATCAGCGAATAGATTGTATATAGCTGCTAATGGGTCTTGGAATACGCTGCCCAGAAAATTGGCAAAATCAATAAATCTGTTTATAACAAATTCCACTAAAGCCGAAATCGCGTTGAATAGCCAAGCAAACACTGTAAATATAATACCCGTTGCGGATATGCTAGTGCCTGCAAATCTGTTTACGGCGGCGATAACGACATAAAAAACAACTATAAGTAAAACTATTAAGCCAATTATCCAAGTAAGCGGACATGCAGCTAAGGCAGCGTTTAGACCATTCTGTGCAAAAATTAAACCTATTATAGCCGCGGTTTCCATAAAGGATGCAACCGCATGAGCTATTGCACCTCCTACCGCCATAGCTGATGATGCTAACCATGCCACCCCTAAAGCCATAACCGCAACACCCAGCCCCATTAATATCGGAAATATATAATCCATGTTTTGTGATATTACATCAACAAACCATTGCGCTGTATTTGCTGCTTCACTAAAACCACTGATTATATTTTCTACAAATTGTGTAGTAGCAGGTGACTCCGCTATATACTGGATATTATTCATTACCCAGTCAAGGGCTCCGGCCAATGCGACAACACCATTGACCGCGGCATCACTAATTATGCGGACTACTTTGCTATTTGCTAAATCATTAACTTTTTTATAAACCCCACTCATTGCATAATCAATTTTTGTCATGCCAATCTGCCAAATATCACTCCATTTAAGCGGTATTCCTTCAAACATGGCATTGATGGTGTCCATGTTATCAAGTATAGCCTTTTTTAATATTTCGGCAGTGATAAGGCCATCACTTGACATTTGCTTTAAGGCACCCGTCGTAACATGTAAAGACTTAGCTACCATTTGTTCAATCATTGGCGCAGCTTCGGCTATTGACCTGAACTCGTCGCCTTGCAATTTGCCGCTGCCTAGCGCCTGCGTTAACTGTAACAAAGCGTCAGCTTGTTGCTGTACACCTGTTCCACCAATAGCGAACAGCTTTTGAATCCCTTCCATAAAAGGCACTACCTGTTGCGGGTCAGGAAACGCCTCTTTAGCTGTCATAGCAATTTTACCAACTGCATCCGCCATTTGTGTATAAGAACCTCTAGCTCTTATAGCTGATTGGAAAATAGCTTCATTCATGGCTTCAACATCACCGCCAGCACCTACAATAAGTCTTAACCTTGCTTGCATACCTGAATAAGCGTCTGACGCTGACATAAGTTTGCTAGGAAGACTGGATATTTCCGCTGCTACTTTTGAAATAGCTCCGGCAGCAAGATTAGCCATAGTCATTTGACCAAAGGTACTGCCAGCTAATCCTTTAAGTTTACGGAAGGCTCCGGATGTGTTATTAGTGCTATTAGTTAAGCCTGCCAATGCGTCATTTGCGGGACCTGGTGACACATGACCAAATAAGTCAGAGAACTTCTGTTTGATACTTGCAGCAGTCTCACCAGCTTTAGCTTTTATACTTTCAAACATACTAACAACTTTAGGTGCGGAGTTTTGCGCCGCTATACCCAATTGTATGAACGGGTCTGCATAGGCTAATCCTATCCGTTTTCCTAGTGTTAACACGGGCTGCATTGATGCAGTAACAGATTTTCCCACTGGACCAAGCTCTCGTTTTGCCACTATACCTAATTGTATAAAAGGGTCTGCATAAGCTAAACCCATCCGTTTTCCTAATGCCATTAATGGTTGCATTGACGCGGTAACGGATCTCCCCACTGACTGTCCTTTGGTTGCTACTTTATCAAGTTCTCGCCCTGCTATTGTGCCCAATTGTATGAACGGATCAGCATAGGCCATTCCTATTCGTTTTCCGATATTCATTATAGGCGCTATACTATTTTGAATAGCTTTAGTATTTATGTTAATGCTTTTGCCCTGCATACTATCAACAACCCGTTCTACACCGGAGACAGACTGTTCTAACTGGTCAAAAACTTTTCTGCCGTTAGCTATCGAGCTAAAGCCTTTTTGCGTAGCATTGACGCTCTGTGTAATTCTGTTGAGCGCTGGTGACACGCCGTCAACTAGTTCAATTCGGTTTTGTAATGTAGCCACTGTATCACCTCCGAGCCTTTGATTTCATCTTCTCTGCTTCTTTTTTATCGGCTTTAGCTTTTACGTCTATAGCAGCCCAGATAAAAGCTTGTTCTTCTTCTGACAAACTCATTATTTCACTTGGCAGCTTGTGTAACTTTATAAGACAGTAATACAGGACACCAGCCCATGCATCACTGCCGTTAATTAGTTTTTTGCGGTACTGATTTTTTCGGCCATGCCCATCTGATAGCCGGACACTTCTGATACGGCGCTTACAAGGTCTGTATATTCGCCAGGTGTCAGCATAGCCTTAACCGTGAGTGCCGCACCGATAGTACCATAAGACGCCTGTAAATCTGCGTCGTTAAGGTTTGGGAATATTACGGCCGCACAAACCATTTCCGTTGCTAGTGCTATTTGGTCGGTAGTAGTTTTATATTCGCGGGTACTTTTGTTAAACTCTTTTTTCTTGCACCGGCGCTCCATTGCTTCGATCTCATCATTACCAAGAACTCGCAGCTTCCACGGTATCGGATTACCTTGCTCATCTACAAAACGTTCTGACGCTACGTATTCCTTCTCTTTAATAGCGATAGCATTACCTTTTAAAAATGCTTTCATGTTAAGTTCTGCCATGTTAAAATCCTCCATGATTAAAAACAGCGGATAGGCTGTTACGACACTTAAAAAAACCTATCCGCTACTATTCTACTTCTTAGCTAACAAGAACACCGTCAAGCTCATCAAAGCTCTGCGGCATTTCAAAATCCTCAAACGAGAAGTCCATATCCTGTTCAAGCCAATCACCGTCTGCGTCAAATGCTGCGATAATGGCACTGTCCATGTTGCAGTTTTTGAGAATCAACGTCTGAGAACCGCTAGCCGACGTTGCATCTTTGTTTACTACCTGCATATCAAAATAAATATCCTCACCGGTATCTTTATACTTCTGCATCAGCTTAGTAAACATCGACGTGACACTATAAATCGTCATAGAGCCGGAGCCTTCCCAGCCGTTTGACTTGTGACCTACACCTGTTTGACCTAAAATCGGGACTTCTTTTTTGTTCTTTTTGACCGTTGCTTTCAGGTTTTTCGCCATCATTAACAAATAGCGGTTATTCTCAATGGTGGCAAAACAGTACGCAAGACGGGCGGCGTTTACATCACGTGCCCGCATTGTCTGAATTAAATCTGCCATAAATTTTCACCCCTTACTCAATTAAAATTTGGGCATATAATTTTTCCATGCAACACGTTGGTTGTACTGCATGTTCAGTTACTACGGCGGTTTTCTCAGTACCTTGCGTTGGTATTGGAATGTCGCTGGAACTGAAATTCTGTATTGCTCGTACACGCTGTAATTCTTGATAGTAGGCTACAATGTCACCCCACAATGCAATTCTGCCGTCCTCGTCGTTCTGCTCTTTACCAAGATAAGTTTTATTGAAAAGACGGGCAATGTCAATCGCTATCTGGTCAAGTACCCTCATAACCTGATTCTTAGCAAAGTCAGCACTTTTTGCCTTGCTAAAGCTTGTAAAGGTATTAATGTCAGTAAGCACATTAATGTTGCCTGTAACATCTCCAGCGGTGGGATCGGTGACACGATGGAACACAAACTCACCATTATTAATAGCTTTTTTTAGTTCCGTTTGGCTGTAGTCACTTTTAACCTTGAATTCACCGTCATAGGTTTTATTCGTGCAGGACGCATTTACCGCGCAACTTGCCTCAGCACCAACTACCCAGTAAACAAGGCTGGCAGGACTTGCACCACTGTCCTGTACCGGATTTTTAATGCTAATAACACCTTCATAGTCAGTGCCAGCAGCTTCGTACAATACCAGCTGAAACTTCATACCTACGTCATCGCGCAAACGCTTAACAAAAGATATGTACAGGTCCTTAATTGTTTTTTCCGCTGTTACTACGCCAAGTGTATTAAAGTAGTATGGTTCGATAGCAGCTAAGAAGTTTTGATGTTGCAGTGCTGTAATTGCGTCACCGTTAGTACCTCCAGTGAATACATCGCCAGCATTAGCAGTTAAAGCGTCACCAGTTTTAGTAAACACCACGTAGTCATTATCAACGAGGTCGGCTTTTTTAGCTACTGTCTGTTCATCGACCAATGTTTTAACCCCATCAACGTTAATGTACGTTGACACGTCAAACTTGCTAGTTTCATCGACGTTGGCAGCTACGACAACAGTTATGTCGTTACCACGCTCACCACCGTATTTAGCCGTCCCTGTTGTTCCTTGCGCTTTTACCGCATTATTTGACATACGATAAAAATAGCTCGTTTTAAGGTTTTTAAACAGGTCCCGCAAGCCCTTTAATTTATCGTCGGTATACTCATAGCCAAAATACTTCAAAGAGTTTTTCTGAAAGTCCTCTGCTTCTACGGCAAAAATCGTATTTTCCGGGCCCCAGTCAAGTTCTAAAGGCATTGCACCATAGCCGCGGTCTGCTACACTTGCAGCAGCACTTACTTGACTTTTAAAGTTGATGTAAGCGCCAGGCAATACCTTGTTTTGAAATATCCAGGTTCCACCACCTAAAGACATGTTCTAACCTCCCCTATTTATTAACAATTTCTTTAATTGGCTTAGCTAAAAAGTCATTAGCTATTTTTAACACTTCTTCAAGAGTGTAATTTTTGTCATCGTCTAAAACCACATTCAGCACATCATAATGATTGCTAAATTTATCCGATTTTAAAATTTGTGACTTTGAATAGACAGCGCTATCTTTTTTAGCTGTCACCTTGGTATCTGTTTTTTCGTCAGCCATGTTATTTCACCCCTTTTATTTGGTAATTCTGTATTAACTGTTGCATTAATGGTGATTTTGCTAATTCTTTGAAAATCATTACCTTGTAAGTAATGAAAACGTGCAGAACATTATCCTGTACCTCAAAATGCATGTCAATACCTCTTAATAAATTTTTAAGCACCGTTATATACTCGAGCTGAAAAAGCAGTTTGTAAGCAACGTCATGTAGTTCTATAGCATTATCTTCGTCAGGGTTATGAGGATAATATATTACATCAAAATCCATTGCCAACTCATAGCGGTTCCATAGTTTAGGTTCAAGCCTGCTGTCCATTAGGTTAATAAAAAAGCAGGGAGCTTCAAAACCTTGCGGCAGGCTGTCAAAGTATACAATTGGATTGTCAAAACTGTTTTCGAGTTCTGCTGCTATCCCTGTATATACATCATTAACCATCAAAAGCCCCCTTTAGATACTTTTCTATTTTCTTTTGGACTATTGTCGGCGCCTGGTCTCGCAATTCGTTTTCACTTATTTTCAACATGTACTGCCCTTCGACAAATGACTTTTTTAATCGCTTGCCTAAAGCTGGAACAAAACGTCCCGGTGTCTGTCTGTGGCCATATTCAACGTAGCTCGCATAATGCACGGGATTAACGATGTTGATAAAAAAGCTGTTACCACTATGCTCAACCTGCACACCATTAAGATAAACCACTATATCCGGCACGTTACCACTTTTAGCTTCTTCCTCGGTTTTAGCTGTCCAACCTCGTCTAAGCGTACCACCAACATATCCTTTCCAATATTTATCTTTAATTTCTTTGGATATGTTATTAGGTGGTACTCCTACGGGTGTCCGCTTAATGACTTTCCTCAGTAATCGGGCGGCTAACTCTTTTATACAGGCTTCAAACATTTTTTGCCTGCTAGCACCAAGATTTTTACATGCTTTAGCTAAATCATTCAGCCCAGTTAAGTCAATCCGTATATCAGCCATAGTTACGCCTCTTTATCAGTAAGAGTTAAACCTATCTCCTGGTGAGTGGGATATACAACGGGAGCCCCGCTTGCTTCAAACTTTGTAGTTCGTCCCGCCTGTGTTACTTCAACTATGCTGCCAGGCTTAACGGTTATATCCGGAGATATAAACAACGTTATATTTTGGTCCATAGCTGCTACTGTGGCAGTATTTTTTGCTGCCAGTGACGTTGAATACGACAGGTGACACGTGACACCCTCACATATAACACTTTTTACGGGTTTAGTACGGTGCGTAGCAGGGTCATAGACATTACTAAATTCAGTAATAGTACAGGTTCCTTCATGGAGCTTTTCTAAGTATTTACGAGCTAATTTGCGTATACTATCTAACCTCACCATGCTATCCTCCGGTACTTGTTAAGCTGGTACTGGTAATTTTTTAAAAGCGACGATGTGTATGTACTGTCAAAGTTACTGCTATTAAAGCTGACTTTGGTGTCGCCTTCCTCAATAGATGAGACTCGGTTATCCATTTCGCTTTTACCTACCTGCTCATTGCGGTAAGTATCGATAGCCATTCTATAAGCTGTATTCTCAAGCCCTGCGGGTAATGTTTTTAGGTTGCAGTAGTTAAGGATTGTCTCTTTGACATTATCGAGCAAGAAGTTTAAAGCAAAGTCCTGCTCTTTGTCATCAAGTGCAATCCCTAACAGCGGTTTTAACTTTAAAACTTCCAGCTCCATAATTTACCCCCTGTCAGGCTGTCAATTTGACAGTACCAATAAATAAACCGTCCGGATTCGGGATAATTGGAATGAATACACCCGATGATTTAGTCCAAACCGCTACTGGATCCGGTTCCTGCCACATAACTGTTGTAATGTACTGTGATGCGGATTTAGACGTCCAAGGTCCCTGCGCTTTTTCCTCCGGAGTTGCACCCCATAAGCCGCGGCCAAACGAACCGTCTGCCATCGGGGATATAGCTACGAGCTTATCCTCATCAAAGTAGCGTTTAGTGCTCAGTACACCTTTTTTACCCTCGTAGCGATAGTACTCGTCATGAGTGGTAATAGTGACACCGAACATATCCTTAAATAGCTGTGCTAACAAAGTATTGCTGACATACGTGCCTTTTCCAAGTGCCGAATAAATCGACGTTTGGATGCCCTCGTTTTTACGCAAAAGGCTGATAACTTTGGTTGACGTTACAAGCTGCGTGATACGCTGGCCATTCAGACGCGCTTTATCCATCAGGTTCTGTACATCCCCTAAAATGTCGGCTTTAGGATCAGCCCAGTTAAAGTTGATTTTGTTGCCAGCTGGTACCTGGTAATCGACGTTAAATTTAGCGCCGTTCTCGTCTACCGTGATTTTACCGGTACAGAGTGCTTCCATTTTCATAACTTCGGTACGGGTTTTAACAGATTCGCTAAGACGTGCTACATCATCAAAAATATATTTGACAATGCTGTTCTGCTCGGCGCCGTTATCAAGCCAATACTGAACGCGCTCAGTTTGATTAATTTTCTCTTTAATTAGCATTTTCTCGAGCTGTACTTTTTCCATCGTAGGACGCTGGCCAATATGTGCCTCAGAATCAAAACCATGTACCTGTGCCATAGTTGGTAGCATACGCTGGTCGGAAAGACGGTAAAACTCAGCCTTTAGGTTCTGTGTTTTCATATCTGGAAAAAGCGTGTCACCTAAGTAGCTTCTAGTGACATTGAAGTTTTGTGAAAAATCTAGCAGGTCTTTCGTTTCAACAAGTTTCATAATATCCATAATCTACATTCCTTCCTTTATGCCCGTACTACTGCTACGGATTCGGTAAATACAAACCCTTTAGCTTCTAATGCAGTTTTGGCAGCTGTATCAATCTCTACCGGCAAATTATCTGCTATAACGCGTCCCGCTACCATTAAACTACCCTCATGGTCACCTGTAGTAACTTCTACATCTTCAAATAAAATGCCCGTAGCCTGCGCATCGTTAGATGGGAAAACCGTACCTGCTGGTACCAGTTTATTTCCCCACTCATCTGCCGTACCCATAGTGTCCGGTACTGTACAAGTTTTAAGAACCAGTCCTACCGACGAATCAAGAAAATTAATCTTTTTGTCAGTCTCGTATTTTGCAATTCTCGACATAATTTCATCCTCCTGTCAATTTATATATTAGCAAGGTTTTTAGCCTTTACTTACTGTCACCTGCCGATGTATTAACCGCATTATATTCCTGCGCAAACCTCATGCCTAAAGACATGCCATCAGTGTCATTATCGTCACCGTTAGATCCTGCGCCCTGTCTAACTCCAGCTTTAGGTTTGCCCCCCGGCAGGTCAAACAGGAATTTAGAATCATCTGCCTCCTGTAATCGTTTAAGTTGCTTGTCTAAGCCCTTGAGTTCTCCTTTTTCTTCATCAAAATCAAGCTCATCTATATCAAGCAAGGCTTTTACTGCTTTAGCATTTTTGGCCTTAGCACCTGCTATAGCATTATCTATCACCTGATTAATCCGGATAGCATTCAGTTTATTCTGGTAATCGGTTTTCGCCTTTTTATTTGCTTCCTGCAATTCTTTTATAGTGTCATTTAGCTTGTTAGTGTCACTTATATTCTTTTGTAGGGTTTTAATCTGCTTATCGTATTCTTTGGCCTGTAGCTCTAACGTAGCTTTAGCCTGCTCAGCCAGGTCTAATTTATCCTTTGATACAAAACCTGCTAACTCTTTTTTACTGGCTGCTGCACAAGTTTCAGCCTGTTCTTCGGTCAATCCTAATTCGATAAAATCCTCTTTAGTCATTTAATATTTCCCCTTTTAAATAATTTAAGTATAAAAATAGCACCTACCTAATCGGTACGTGCTTAATAAAAACATATTAACTTTTATTTTAGAAAACTTGCTGCCTCTTTTAACGCTTTATAGGCACGCTTCATATTTGAATTATTTTCTAAATAATCAAGTCCTTTTATAGTTATGTTTGCATTATCGATGTTCACTTCATGTACAAAAGGTGTTTTAAGCTCTTTAACCCCTTTTATATAACCTTCATCCTGCAACATCAGTAGAAGCATTACTCTACGTTTATCACTGATATTCAGGTATCTAGCTGATACTTTTTCTTTGTCTAGTGGTCCATCTAATGCAGCTTCAAAAGTAGCAAGTATAGCATAAATCACTTTGAAATATTCCATCATCCAGTCCCCTATTATAATTCTAGCAGCCGTTTTATTTTTTCAGGTGATTCGTTAATTCCAAATGTCCAGGTACCGCCTAGCTCTATGTCAACAGGTTGCAGATCATAAAAATTCAACCGTTCAAATACACCATCTTTGCGCTGTACTTCTGTTGACAGTACAAACCCGCTGACAGCACATAAATACTTATCATCAATGCGCCGTGTGAAATCCATATCATCACATAATATCAGCGCTGCCTGATACTGCTTAACTCTACATGAACACCCTAAAATTGGAACAGGTGACGACATTTCATATATCTCTATTCTAGGTGTGCAATCAGCTAGCTTTATTCGTCTTGAATCTATTGTGCTATACAATTCCCCGTTTTCACATGGAAGGGTTAATAGTAGATGCTTTTCCATAGTTTCACCTTAAAACCAAGCTGTCATCCATTCTTTTGGAAAATTTTTCTCTTTAAAAAATTTGCGCATAGTAGAAAATGCATGACTCCTATACATGCTATTTTCACCACCATATTCACCCTTTACAGGAGTATTTTCTTTTATTAGCCCCGTATTTGTATTAACTGAAATTATCCCGTAATCGTTTTTATTTTCAGGGTAATACTTATATACTGCTACATCATTCTTTATATGTTCTAAACGTACTACTAGCAATTTTAGTCCTCCCTAACAAAGCTCTCGGATAGTCAAAATGTTTAATTGCATAATTATGGGCTTGTTCATAAGTTAGTTTATAGCGTTTCTCTACGGCCCGTTCTAAATACTCATGACGCAATAGTACAATGTCAATGGGTTTATAATTTCCCTCTTTTAAACGTTGAAACGATAAAGCCATATCAAAATCAGGGTCAAATCTACCTTCACCATTTATTAATAAATGCTTATTAATAAACACGTGGTCATATACACCAGCTATCAACTTTTTTCTTAATCCTGTATTAGCTGCTATTTTATCAACAAATACGTCTTTACCGTTATTTATTATCCTAGTGTATTCACGTTCTGCATGGGCGTCTCTTTTTGACCTATCAGGGTCATTTGTATTATTTAGAGCCCCACTTTGTTTATTATTAATTATAACATCGTTATCCGCTTTTTGTCTATCGCCAACAAACCTTTGTTCCCATTCTTTATACGTTATGTCACCTGGCACTTGATACGTTTTACCGTCTTTGCCTCGGGCTGCCCGTTCAGCGTCCTCAGCATCAGCGAAATAAGGTGCTGTACAGGACCGACAGTGACAGTGTAACGGTGGTGCCGTTATGCCAGGTTTCATATCGCTGACTTTGAACACCCTACCGTCCATGTGACGGCAAATATCGCTGGTACGGCTATCAAGGGTTGCTATAAACTCGTACTTCTCTACGTCTAGTTCCTTAAAACAATCCTGCTGCGCTTTAGTAGCGAAAAATGCACTCTCGGTCATTACTAAGCGACCAGCAGCACCTTTAGAAACATTCATGCGTCTAGCTATGTTGTTTGTAGCACGCCTGTAATCGTCTCCTCTGATAACAGCTTGCGTCATTTCCTGATTAAGTATGGCAACAAGTTTATTTTTATGCTCCCATACCCTGTCACTGAAATTTTTGCCGTCAGCTGCCCACGGTTTAGCTATAAGCATATCAAGCTTATTTGTATCAACCTGATTAAATGAATGACCTATACCGAATCCCTGTTGAATAGTAAATGCCGTTTCATAGTAACTATCAGTATATCGGCTACGCATGGCCGCGTCTAACGTGTCCAGCTGATTATTAAACAAAACCTCTAAATGCTGTTGTATCTGTAATAAAATAGCCTCTAGACGTGACACATGAACACGAATAGAGGCGTTATTTAATTTTCGTTGCCAGCTTTCAGATAGATCTTGTTTCTTGGCTTTCGCTATATACTGGTCAATAGTCAGACTAAATTCAGCTAATTCCTTGCCTTGTAACATTTTTTTAGCTTCAGTAAAGGTGACATTGTTTTCCTGCATAAACTTTTGAAACCATGCAGCAAGAACGGTATCTATTTCATTCATAGCCTGTAAATACTGTTTTTCAATATCACCATAGGTTACTAGCCCCTGTCGGTGTACTGCTGCTTCTAAGGCTTCAAACCGTTTTTCCCAATACTCATGATTCGGTATCTGCATTACTATTCTCACCTGCCATCTGGTACGCTAACATCTGCCGCATTTGCTCTTGTTGCTCCTGTTTTAGCCGTTCCTGCTCTGCTTGTATGTCAGTTACAAATGGATGATGTGCAAGTAATGTCTCCTGTGACACAAGCCCCTGACTTTGCTGTATCTCACTAATAATTTCAGCATCATTTACTATCATGTTACGGTTAAATGTCACCGTTACTTCTTCATTGATAAAATCACCAGCTCCCGCCATTTGCAGGTAAATGTCAACAAAGTAAAACAGCTGGTCAAATGCCGCCTGGTACTGCTGTTCAATCATATCTGTATCAAGGTCTATGTCTGAATACATTGACCGCAAGTTCATTTCATTCGGATTATTACCTACCCTATCGTCTTTAGCGTCAAAGCCACGGCCGTTTTCGATTAATGCCTTTTTAGTATTTTTTAAATACTCCGTATAACTAGCAACATCCCTGTCAAGCCTTAGTACCTCGACGCCGCCATCATCACGAACTTTTACTGCGCCATACTGCATAAGCTGGCGTTTAAATTCGCTTAAATTTTCGCCACCGTAATTCCTAAGCACCAGTATGTTATCCATGACACTTTCGCTCATGCTATGGTTCCAATTGTTACGCATTTTATTCAGATTATCTTGTAACCCTTTTATACGGCGTATAAGTGGTATCTCATCGGTATTATATTTAAAAGCCACTAATGGCACTTTGCCCCAGGTGAAAGCATTTCCTTGCTTGTCGACACCATAAGTATTGTCTAATTCTTCGGTATTAGGTGTCAGTGTACCATTATTGAGTATAAAACGGTCTACTTTATCCGGATAATACACGTCCGCATGTTGGATGTAGGTTTTGGTTCTGCCAACGTATTGTATGGTTAAATAAAACCTCACTGCCATATCTAGCTCGGTATGCTCGTCATTTTTCCAAAAAGGCATTATTTCATGGGCAGGGAACATCCTAAATTGCAGCTCCCCATTTTCGTTGAAATACGGCATCAGCCATGCTAACCCTTCATTCAAGGCCCCCGTTGTCACCCGCTGTATAGTCCGCAAAAATGCTTTATCGAAAACCTGTTGCAGATATGCGCTGTAATTGTCATTATTAGTCTGTATAGTCAGTGGTTTACCAACCATGTAATTAACCTTTTGGTCAACTAGGTTAGCATACTGATTATCAAGCGTCCTAGGCGATTCGTCTGTCACATAAGTAGGGCAGCCATCTGCGTCACGCCCCCATAGTTTTTGCTTTATGTCTGGTCCTACCGTATACCGATAATAACCCAACCCATCTAACATTTCTTTGCGACGCTTGCAGTCTTTCCAGTCTGCCAGCTCTAACGCGATGAAGTCAATGTCACTTAAATTTTTACTCGCTTCTTCCCTGATAAGAGCCTCCGCGTCATCTGGTTCTAATCCAAATTGCGCTAATATACCGTCAAACATTCACTCCACCTCACTTAAAGCTAAACACATCGTCTAGCATGTTGTATTCATTACCATAGCGAACTGCATCTATGTGGTGATTGTTTTTATCAGGAAAACGGCTTATAAAATTACCTTCTTTATCCTGCTGGTACTCGTACCCCACAAACTCACGAAAAGTGTTAGGACAACGCTCTTTATCGATAATTATTTTTCGCCGGTCCTGTAGCCACTTTATACCGTGGTCAACACTGTCAGGACCCTTACGGCAGCCCTTTATATTTACACCCCGTTTTTCAAACTCACGAATAGTACGCGGTTCTGCACTATCCGCGATAACTAACCTGCGTTTAGCTAGTTCTTTAACTGCTTTAGCTGCGGGGCCAGTTTCAAAACCTACTTTGTCTAGCTCGCCAAAGATATATAATATCTCATGTTTCCGGTCATAGTGCATACAATTAAATGCTAGCGGGTCTACGGCAAAACCGAAATCCAAGCCATAGCATAAGTGGTCAAACTGCTCTATCATTTTGTCACTTATACGCATGTCTTCGACATTACTGAATACGTCACCGCCGGTGCCCGTCACTTCGCCCAGGTATTCATGACGATAGGACATCTCATTTTTTCTTCTTAATATTTCAGCATCAATAAAAAACCGCTCGCCCAGCCATGATTTAGGTACACCCAAATAGGTTGAGTGATGCACTATACGCCCCGGCACATCGTTTAATTTTTCTGCGTTCACCCAATTGTTTTGACTTTTGGGCGGATTGAATGAACAGAATTCCCAGTAAATAGGGCCGCCACGCAATAGTGATTGATTTAAGCTACGGATTTCTTCCATTCCCCCGAACTGATCTAATTCTTCACACCAGCAAATACCAATATAGCCAAATGGCAGTTTGATAGATTTGATTTTCTGCGGGTCATCCACACCCATAAAAAGGATTTTCTGCCCCGTCTTCTTGTATGTGATTTCATGCGGCGAAGTCTTGAACTTGAATTTGCTGGTCAGCCCCAGCCGGTCGATAGCCCATTGCATCTGCGTGTATACGCTGTTTTTGATAGTGTTCCCGACTTTGCGTAATACTACCGCATGACAGTCCGGATTTTTCAGCAGCAACAAAATAATCTCAATACTGATATGGGATGATTTTGTAGAGCCGCGTCCGCCTTCCTCCCAATAGTACGTATGCCCGTGTTTTTTTATGTCGCGGTGAATATCATAGAAGTGAGGGGCTATAATGTCACTAAGTTTTATTTCAGTTTTTATCCGGCTCACTCCCTCCTATATCGTCAATGATTTTTACATCATCGCCCTCTGTGCCTTTGCCCTGCTCCATTGCCAGCAATTCAGTTTCGAGGCGTTTTATTCTCGCTTTTTGCTCGGCTTTGTCAAGTTTGCCTGGGAACCGCTTCAAGAGATTTTCGGCGGCTTTTATACGGTCTCTGGAAGATATCCGCGTTTCAATTATGCGGGCATTGCTTATCCCTTCGCCTTCACCTTCTACAACAACATTCTCATCTGTGAGTTCGCCGCGTAGTGCCGATGTGAGAAACTCCATAACCTCGGTTATATCAGCCGTGCGTTTGGAGCGAATTTCAACCTGCCTTGCTTCAATAGCGGCTTTAATGTATGGTTTTGTGAGGTTCTCGGCTCCTACAGCTCTAGCTGTTTTTTCGCTATAGCCTGCCCTTTTGGCCGCCTCGCTCGCATTGCCTGTTTCAATGTAGGCATCTATAAAGGCTTCCTGTTTTGGTGTTAATCCGTTTCTTTTCACATCGTGCACCGCCCTCCTTTATTTTCTGCTGTTGTGTATATTTTTAGATGAATATATCCTCCGGGATATAGTGCCCTATTTCTAGGGCTTTGCTTTGTATAAACCATCCTAAATTTTAGCGTAGCACAAAAGCCGTACTACTAGTTAAAGTAATACGGCTTTTGTGCTACGCTAAAAGAACTAAACTAAGGAAACAATTATTAGGAAGTAATCCCAAAGAGTATGTTCAACCCTCAACCTCGGGACATTATCATTATATCACCCGATTTAGGGAAAATCCTGCCAATAAACTGACAAAAAACGACAAAAAAACGACATTTAGTGTGTAGTACATATGAAAAACACATCCTGCTCCGCATAATCGTGAAAAAGCATTATAGCCAGGCTTCTAGTTGCCTCATTAGCTTTACGCTGGCAGGACCTTTCGCTCAGTCCTAGTTCTTCCCCGATCTCAGCATAGGTATAGTGCTCTATATAATGTTTTTTCAGTATTTTTTGCTCATCATCCGGCAGCCTGCCTAGCGAGCTTTCCATTTTTTCTAGATGAGTCTGCAAGCGCCTACGGTTTACCTGTAACGCTTTTACCTCCTGTTCTTGTAATGCTCGTACATGTGCTTGCTGTTCTGTACCGTTAAGCTCTGATACCCCTGAACTCGTACTAGGGCGGTAATCAACAGCACGTACTGAAACATCCGCTAACTCACGGCTAAGGTCTTGCATATCTAGCTCAATATTCCTGACTGCCTGCTGCCGGTAAGAGTAATTTTTTAAATAGTCCTTGGTTAACTTAATACAATCATTACTACGAAACATTAAACTTCCTCCCTTTTAAACCGGGTACCGTTATCACGAATACCGTTATTATAGTTTATGTGTCTCTGCATCTGCTGACGCATATTTTCATCAAACTGCATTTTATCCATAAAGCTAGTGACTGCTGTTATTAAATCGGTACATTCTTCCATAAGTTTTATGTACAAGTCAGCCGCTTGATTGGTGTCCGTGCAGCGCCTTAGCTTTAAATAGGCTTCGTTTATTTCGCCGTATTCTTCGCCAACTTTTAAAAGCTGGTCCAATCCGCATATTTAGGGCCGTTGCATGGCTTTGGTAACACTTTGTCAGCCATCAGTATTCACCTCCGATTGTCGTAGTCACAGTGACTCCGGTTTTAGGATCCCTAAATGTCACCGGCGTTTTATCCAGCTTAAATCCTGTTAACTTAACATCAGCACTCATCATCTTTACTAGCTGTGCTGCTCTTTTATGTACCTTTCGCATAATGTTTTTCTCAGCTTCAAATGGCGTCACGTCTTTAACATGACTGCGATTAAACTTATCCATTATTTTCCTCCATATTCTTCAATTCTGGCCTTTATCGCCGTTATCATTGTTTCCTGTGTCACCTTTTTACCCTGCAATGCCTTGATAGCAAAAAGCCTATCATTACCATTCCAAGCTGCGCCATTCCAAGCTGCGCCATTTCCTTTTGAATCTTTTTCCATAATTTTCACCTACTTACACATCGATATAGTGAACTCATTTATGAACTCATATAGATCAATTGTTTGCAGTGTCTGAAACTCTACATCTTCATAAAGGACTAAATGGGATTCGTCATTCAAACTAACAATCATTGCTTTTGTATAATATCCTTGCCCATCATTTCTGATAAATACACAATCTTGATGATTTTCAGCGAAATGTTTTAACTTAGTAAAAGTCATTTCGTCATAGTCTTTTAAAAATTTATCTAATGCTTTACCTCTATCATCTGTTGCAAATTTTTGTATATCTAAAAAATCTTTTTGTTTTTCTGTGAATCCTTTTTGCTCATTCGCACTTTTAACATACGCTTCTCTATTGCCGATAGCCCCTACATAAAAGAAGCATCACTTAAATTAACATATCGCAAATCAGCCTCCTGTAAATTAGCTCCCAATAACTTAGCACTATGTAATTTAGCACAGTACAAATCTGCATTTTGCAAATTTGTATCCCGCAGGTCAGTACCTCGCAGGTCTGTACATTGCAAATCCGCATTTCGCAAATCCGCACATCGCAGGTCTGCACCTCGCAGGTCTGCACATTGCAAATAAACACATCGTAAATCAGCATATCGCAGGTCTGCACCTTGCAGGTCTGCACATTGCAAATAAGCATTTCGCAAATCCGCTTTTCGCAAATCCGCGCCCCTTAAATACGCGTTGTACAAATCAGCGCCTCGTAAATCGGCACCATGTAAATTGGCTCTCTTACCACCATTTTCACTATTTACCCACTTTTTGTGTTTTTCAAGGATTTCATCTAATTCCTCTTTAGATATTTTTCTCATTTTCCTTTTCCTCCTCCGCACTTTTTAGATATGCCTCTCGCATACTTTCAAACATTTTTATAGCGCTCAAATATTCTATTCTATACCGTTGATATTCTTCATTTTCACTGTCAGCTGGATAAACCTTGTCTATTCTGGCTTTAAACTCGGCTAACGTGCCACCTTGGTAATCATTCCAACAACCACAGCGAATGTTGTCGTAATCTACGAAACATATCGTCTCTGCGCCTCTACTACCGATAGCTCCTATATAAAGAAGCCACGGTCTTTTGGCGCCTTGCAAATCAGCACTGTATAAATCAACATTTCTTAAATTAGCACATCGCAAATCAACACATCGCAAATCTGCATGTCGCAAATTGGCACCTCTTAAATCAACATTTCTTAAATTAGCACATCGCAAATCAACATGTCGCAAATTGGCACCGTACAAATCTGCACCTTGCAAATTCGCACATTGCAAATCAGCACTGTATAAATCAGCAAATCGTAAATCAGCTTGTTCACCGCCTTCCTCGTCATTTAGCCACTTCTTATGCTTTTCTAAAATATCTTGTAATTCCTCATCTGTTATTGTTCTCATGATATTACCTCCATATCCCTTCTAGTTACCCCTTATGTCCAGCCTTTAGCCGGCTTTCCCAGCGTTCCCACTTTGGTGAGTTCTCTACCGTGCTATGGTGCGGCAAACAACCAAGCATTCTCAGTATCATACACACGTCTATTGCTTCTTCTTTTAGCTGCTCTGTTGCTTCGTGCTCTGACTTTGGCGTGATGTTTGAACTGTACCCTTTTGCACGTATCAGTTTTAAGCTTGCTTGTTCCAGCTCTCCACATTCTTCTGCCAGCTGTTCCAGCAAATCACGCTCCGTCAGGTGCTTGTGTACGTAATACATACTATCAATCCCACTCATTATTCCTGCCCCCCTTTGTTAATTCTTTCCGTACCCTTCTTGCATCTTCGATTATGCCACATATAAAGTCCTCAAATTCATCATCATCATCTACATCGTGACACTCCGCCTTATATCCCAGATTTAATGTCATTGATAAAGCACTAACTACATTAACTTTAAATTCTTTATCAAAATGGTATGTGAAAATACCGTCACCGTTTTTTAGCAATGCAAACCCCAATATACCTGCAACGCTGTCATTATCCCCTATATGCATAAACGCTTTGTTTACACGGCTTTTTTCAGAACGACTATCTTTTTCAAGCTTAAATTCATTCTCTTTTTCCTCAGCGAATTTTTTAGCCATTATTATTTTTTTAGCCATTTTTATTTTTTTAGCCATTTTTTCATCTATTTTAGGCAGCTCATCTTCATAACTGTCTAAAATTTCATTCATAAGTTTTTTAATCTGCTGTTCTTTAATTTTTCTCTGTAAATCTTTATCGTTCATCATTCTACAATTCCCTCCACTCGACTAACTGCTTCAGCTACTTTTTTTATAAACCTTTTCATTTCATCAGCTAAAATAATCGTTTTGCCTGATTTTAACCGCACATAAGTACAATCTTTTCCCATTAATTTGATACCGTATACAATCTCAATAGAGTTAGTATCTATCATGACATCATTGCCACAAGCTCCCTTAAACTTAACTAACGCCATTCTAGTATTATTCATCAACACTAACCTTCCCTGAACTTAAAATATAGTCAACCAATTTAGGGTTATCCCTGATAAGCATTAATATTCCAGCTGCTAGCCCATCAATATACCGTTCATCATGCTCGAAGCCATTACCCATCTGCTCATAAGTAATAGCATGTACCAGTTCGTGCATTAATGTTGTTGGTTTTATACCATTTCCAGCAGACTTGGCAATATTTATAAGTCCTTCCCAGTATTCTATATCTCCGATACATTTACGTCCGTCCACCAATATTGTTGCGTCTGTCTCTTTAATCATATATATAGTTGAACCGACTTTTATTTTTTTTGGCATATTAAGCATTTAATCAACCTCATTTCTCAGGCACTCTCTTTTCTTTACAGAACTGTGGGAACATGGCCGGTGTTTTTGATAGTATCTGATATGCTGTCCCTTCTATCGGTATCCAGCCCGCAATCCTTATTCCGTCCGCAGTCAGCATTTCATGATAACCCCATTTAGGCTGACTTACCTTAGCTTCCAGAGCTTCCAGCTCTTTAATACGCGCCTCGGCTTTATCCAGCTTTATGCTTGCTTCGAGAGTAGCTCTTCGATATTTTCGACCTTCGTCATCCAACATATCAAGTTCTCTTTTTAAATCATTATTTTCATTTGTCAGCTGCGTTGCTGTCTTTTTTACTGCATCTAATTCAGCTGCCACCGCATTATACTGCTTTTTCAGTTCGTCATACTTCCATAATCCTGAAATGTTCATGTTTCCGCTCCCCGTTTTATACTAAATCCAATGTGCTTTGTGCCCTGTCGCCATTAATATAGCGCATGGCTTCGTCTGTCAGTAAATCAATATCAGTTTGTAATTTCTTATCATCGTTAGTTATTAGCCAAACTGGTGTCTTGAATTTGAAAATGTGCCCCCCATTGACGGGGATTGATACTTTTATTTTTACACCACGTCTTGAATCAACACCATCGCTATATTTTATAGTAACTTCGTCTGCTTGCCAGTTCGTAGATAAATCTGCCTGTTTATGTTCCAATTCGCACATCTTCAATGCATGTAATCCCATAGTCAGCATGACATTATAAAGCTCAGGGCGTGGAGTATCTTTGCTTTTAATTGTCTGACGCTCCCAGCCGTTTTCGCCTTTAGTTTCCCACCCGATTAAAATAACTTTGCCTTTTGATGTTTCCTGTATTTTTACGTTCAAAATTCTAGTTGAATTTAGCATTATTTTTCCCCCTGTTTAAAACAACTTTTAGCTCATTTTTATAGTCTTTCATTGTCTTTTATATTCATCATGCTGCCCCCTCATCATTTACATGGCTAAAATCATGGTCAAAATTAACATGCACTTTTTCCCATAAATATTTTTCTATATCATCAATGGTGTATTTTTTTGCTGTCAACTCTTGACCAATTTTCCCCATTGCTTTTACCAGCCTGCATATCCGCTTTTCTCTGAACTCAAATACATCCATTACCGAAAAAATATATATCAATGTCATTTCCTCGATAACTCTCATCTTCACCTTTTGTTCGCGTGTTTTTAAATCCTTTATATTCATCCGGTAATATTTATATTTAGCTTCCTGTTTCAGCATTGTCTGCAAATCATCAAAAGTTACATAACCGCCACGAATACAGCTTGATGTTAAGGTTGCTTTCTGAAAGAATCTATCTATACGTTTTCTGCCAAAGCCATAAACTTTATTTAGTGAATATATAAAGATTATTAGCGTATCAGCTATGGTCTGTTCTTCAATAGCCCTGTCATTAATTGCTTGCTTAAAATATTCAGCAGCTACCTGTTTTTTCGTCTTATTTTCAAGGCTATTTTTACATCTCATATTATGCTTAACTTGCTTGATATTTTTCCTGCTAGTTTTGCGTTTAAAATTCCCCATTTTTACCTCTTTTCACTTTTATTTTTGCTTTAATGCTTGGCTTTTTTCTGCTGTTTTTCCAGCTCTTTAAGACTGAGATTCAGTCCCTTCAGCCTGCCTTTTAAATCCCGCATGGTCATTTCGCCAGCTTTGTACTGGTTCATCACCTGCCGTCTTTTCCGCTGCACCTCGGTTATTTTTGCCTCGATTTCGGACAATTTCATGTCATGCTTTATAGTCATGCTAAAAATACCACCTTTTCGTTTTCTTTAAAATCAATTTTAATGCGTCTAGCGTTCGCTACAATCAAAAATTCATGCATTGCCCATATAGTTATATGCATAGTTGTTTTTAAACGCCTTAAATGGCTTGATTTTTACTTACCAACTCTTGGCACATTTTCTTGATTTGCGGGTCGGTTTCAGTTTTCAGGTCCACATCAAGCGCCCGCAGCGTGATTTCCGCTCGCGGATTTTCTTTGTCTATTCCCGCTATCCGGCAGCCATCAAGCGACTTTACCAGTCTGTCATCCGCCAGCAGCCATTTTTTAGCCAGCTGTTTTTTACGCTTGCCTGTAGCTATATCCGGCATCAAAGCGTATTCATCGCTTATTAAGTCCTGTGTGGCCTGTATCAGCCCGTTTAAATCCGGATAATGCGCCCGGTTCTTGAGATAATACTTTACTTCAAGTGCTACCGGTCCTATGAAGTGTGGCAGGTTACGAGCCTTCATGAGGTGTAACCTGAATACTTTCGCATACTCCCGATATGCTTTGCTTGGAAGTATCTCCGCCCTTCTTGCTATCATCACAGAGCTGTTTTTCTTGGTCGCCGGCTGGCCGTATACCGTTATTTTGTACTCGTTTATTTTATCTATCCGCACGCTTCTTATCGCCTCGTTCCTAATGCCAGCTTTTGGGCGGTTGCGTTTATGAGTGACTGCACGCTTTTTGCTCCCAGCTGGTCAAGGATTTTTTTATTTTCTTTCCGTTCTGCTTCCCGTTCCAGCTCACTGTTATAGATTTTCATGAACTGTGCCCTGGCCGTGTTTACCGCGTCACTTTTCAGCGTGAGTAAATCCATCTTGCCAAAACGCTTTACTGCTATCGCTATCTCTGGGCATGAGTACTGCCACGGTCGGTAGTCTCCATTGCGCTTCGCATTTTCCATTGCTTCCCGCCACGCTTCGCCTGCATCCGGCTTTCCGTTTCTTGCTGCTGTCTTTTTTATGCTTTCGGCTGCTTCAAAGATTTCTGCTACCGTTGGGAAGAACTTGCACTTGCGCAGACATTTGGTAATACCGGCATTGATTTCCTCATAGCTTAGAGGCTCAAGTGCTTTGGCATAAAGGGCGAATGTCGCTCCGTCAGCTTTTGAGTACGGATATGCCTTGTTTACCAGCGTCAAGAGTTTCATCACTGCCTCATACTTGCTTGTCTTGTCCATCTTCCATCATCCCCATTTCTTTTAGTGCTGCCATGCCCTGCTTATAAAGCTCATCTGCATCAGCTTGGTTAGCTTGCCTATGCTTTTTTCGACTGCTCTTGAACCCCTCACGCTCCCAGCGTTCCAGCACCTTGATGACGTACTGGATTGACCTGCCGCCATTAACAGCGGCTTCTTTGATTGCCGCAAGGCACCATTGTTTCCCGTATCGGTCATAAACATCGTTCAGCTGCTCTAAAACAAGATTTCCCGCGAAAGGTTGCAGATTATCGCAAAAGGCCGTTACGACTTCACCGCGATCACCATCGTATAAATCTTGAACTTTTTCTTGACATTCTCCTGAAAATGGTGTATTAGCAGCAGCATCTAACCTATCCTTACCTAACCTATCCTTACCTAACCTATCCTTACCTACGTATCCATCTTGTACACGGTTTGTATCCAAGTCCGTATCTTCTTTGGATACATCATGTATACATTTTGTATCCGATATTTCGTAAGCCTTTGTGTTATCTAGGTGAATGAAGTATTTTTCTTCACAAGTTGATGGTCTGTAACGGTCTTTTTGGATGTAGTTGTGTATCTTCCAGTGCCTGATAACAATAACTCCACTCTGAAACGTCAGGATAAATTGTTTTGCAATCAAAATCCGCATATCATCATCACTGGCACCAATCATGCGCTGGATGCGCCTCGGGTTATTGATAAAGCCATCATCATCCGCCCGCATAGCAAGGTGAAAATAAAGCATTTGCGTCGTTGGCGGCATATCTAAAAATAAATCGCTGTCAATCACTGATTTTGCAAACATTCTTCTTTCTGCCATGTTTCCTCCTTCGGCTTTATTTTTGCAGGCGGTTTCATTAATTTCCGCCCGCAATTTTTAAAGCCTTTTTTAGTTTTTAAACAAAGGGTCAGTTGCCTTATTTAATTCCTCTTTGGTAACTTTGTGCCCTGGTTCATTTGGAATAGGTTCTGTCTTTATTTCGCCGGTTTCACGGTCAACATTTGGCGGTATTTCCTGCGCATTTTCCGCGTCAATTGTAGTAATATCCGGCTCATCTGCCATACTGTCACTTATTGACGTTTTGATGGTTTCATCCTGCGCCATTGCCCGCACAAACTCAGTTTTAATCGGGGCATATTTTAACAGTTTTTTGATAACTGTTTTCTTGGCCATTTCGTCATAATTTGTTGACCACGGTGAGTAGCTGCTATTTGCAGCTTTACTGAATTTATTCTTATGCTTATTGATATCATCTTGGCTCATAACCTCGAACCCGTAGCCGCCGTTTTTAGTGTGATAAACGGCATAATATAAAATTACGTTTCCGCGGTTTTCAAGCGCTGGGATATGCTTAAGTTTCGGTGTTAAACCAAGCTCATATTCAAAGTTGTCATTTTCATAAACTTCGTGAGCTGAAATATCTGTTATTTCGCCGGACCTGTAAGCAAGATCTATAAGTCCCTTATCTGTGAATCATACAATTTGTCATCTTGTATGCATGGACTATCTCTTCACCCCATACGGATGCCATGCACTTCGAGCGGTAACTCATCTTCCACCCTACACCGCTACATTCATCACGGTTAGTCTCTACACTCCAAAAGTTGGACATGATAACCTTTTACAGTTCCTTTGCGTTTAATTGCTTTTGTTACCGTGGCAGGATGCACACCTAATTTAATTCCAACATTTTTTACTCCATGAATAACTTCTCCGGTTTCAACTATTAAAACATCTTTCAGATGTCCTTGATTAGTTTGTGGTATTGTTTCATGGCGTTTTAACAATCCAGCACGAATCTTTTCGCCTGATTGCGGATTTTTTCTTCCTTTCAAGGCTTGCGACAGCTTCCTTTTTGTTGATTCGGAACGAGGTTTCCCGGTAGAGTTATATACCGGGTTGAGTTCATGAATAAGTTCCAATTCCCTAGCAGATATAACATTTTTTGGGGTATCATCCTGGAATATCTCTATCGGTTCAATAGAAAAATTATCCCGCCCATATTTCAATATATCTTTCTTTACTGCCGAATTAGTATTAGATGTATAATCTCTCCACTGTTGACGCCGTTTCTTAAAACGGATTGTGGAACCGATATAAAAAGCTGCTGTAATTTTATTGGTAATTTTATAAACGCATTTCATAATGTCTCTCCTTTTAAAGCACGGTATTACCCCAATGTAAGTGAAGGGCTTCACCGTTAGCCCTCAAAAAAGGACACCCCTGAGTAATAGGGTTCACACAGTTTTACTTGACCAAAAGTTTAGCCAAGCTGAAATTGGGCCTCTAAATTACCATGATTACGGTACGGGATGAGGTATGCCTGCCCCAGCGGTGTGTTAGGTTCAACACCTAGTTGGGCTGCCTGCATCATGGCACCAAGGAAGCTATTTGGCGTGCATTGCTGAAGCTGTGGATTGGTACTCATCGCCGTAAGAACCATTCTTGTAAAGCGTTCCGGAGTAAGGACCGTTGGCAGCGCTTTAGCAATCTGCGGTCCCATCTGAACTACCAAATCTTTAATGGAACGTACTCCGTTCCCTGCCTCTGTCTGTACTGCTGCCTGTTTTTTGATTAATCCGCCTTTTACTGTTGCCATTTGAAATACTTCCTTTCTGTATGAAAAATTTAATTAAATTAAATGCTGAATCTGCGGGTTGGTTTACCCTGCTTGCTGTACTTTGCAAATATATCCGGCTGTTCTTTTTTCAGCCGTTTTGTATCGACAGTTACCCGTCCGGCAACTGTCTGCCACTTGACTGTGCGGGCGTCCTCATCGTCGCCAACGGTTCCGATTTCATAATCACCCAGCATGGAGCAGAATTTGTTTTGTATCTCTGCAATCTGCCCCTTGATTGATTTTTCGCTTTCTTTCAGCTCATCAAGCCGGTTTAAAAGCTTCACGGAATCGCTTGGCAGCACAATGGTTTCTTTGTTCCCGCCGGGGTACTTACGGCTTAAAGCCTCTTTGCAGGATGCCGAGCCATCAACCTCTGGCATGATATGATTTTCAACCTTGTGCCAGAAGTCAATTTCGGCTGCCAGCAGTGCCTTGATGTCCTCATCGTCCCGCTCGATGGTGTGCATGACGAAGTGATTGCCGCCGACCAGGCAGGCAATGTACCAGCGCGGAAGGCCGGAAACCATCATGTAATGCTGGCACTGCACATAATAAGCGGGCGGGATTTCCCCCTCATCCCATCCATTGCGTGCAAAGCTGTTAGTAGTCTTGCACTCAAGCCCTGCATCCTCACCAACAAGCAAACGGTCAAAACTTCCCTGAATGAAGGGATAATCCTTCATGCGGTAAACTCCGCACCGCCTAACCAGCTTATCCGCCCGCTGGCAAAACTCATCAGCAACTACCTGCTCGAGGACGTGCCCGAAATGGACCACCTCTTTAGTGCTGATGTCCTCGGCTTCAACCTCGCCAGTCTTTTCAAGCCACAACTGATATGGGCTTTTCCAAGGCGTCATGCCAAGAATTGCAGCGGCATCACTCCCGCCTATGCCAGCTTTTCTAAGTTTCAACCAGTTATCATTGCTGGTTTCCATTTCTTTAACAGTCATTACTAACTCGCAATTCATAATTTCCTCCTAATTTAAATACAGTAGATAAATGTAACAAGGAATGTTACTAAAAACATGAGACTAAACATTACTAACCATCCCAATGGTGTGAAAAACGGTAATTCTTTTAATTCTTCTAAACAATTGCTTGCAAACTCTTTCAATTTACAGCACCTTCCTTTACGGTTTTATAAGGCCAGCCACAACAAAGGCTACCGCCCATATCGCTATAACTTGTAAAAATAGCTTTAGTGCTTGCGGGAGCTTGCATATAAGCTCCCCGTACTGTCTGTAGTCCTCTTGTCGGCGTAAATACTTCAAATAGTCTTCTCTATTTGGTTTCATTCACGCCACCTTCTTTGGGATTGCTAGAACATCACTTACCCAGAACTTTCTATTTGTAGTAGGTGGTGTCACGTATGCCTGTAACAATCCTGATTTGACATACTCCCCGATTCTGCCAACCGGGACCTTTAAAATCTCAGCAGCTTCCTTAGCTTCGATTAATTTGTCAACTTTAACCGGTGCCATAACAGTGTGGCCGCCTGTTTCCTGAGCTAATCTCAGGTACTCAAGTACCTGCGGATTGTTTTCTAACATTTCCTGTAACTGCTGGCCCATGTGAACCAGCTCTGACAAGTTCTGCATATTTACGTCCATTAGTTTCCCTCCTATAATGGCTAACTCATGCACCAATCGTAAATGTAACGTTTAATGCCCTGCATATCTGTGCAGCCTTCTTGATGGTTGCTTGGCTGCGCCCGCTTTCATAATTTGCGAGCTGCTGGGCAGTGATGCCGGTACGTTTGGAAAGCTCGTACAGCGTCATGCCGCCCCGCGCTTTCCGTAGAAACTCTGAAAATTTCAATTACTTTTATCTCCTGCAATATTAGGTAAATATATTTGATTACTTGCCCTTCTCATGGTAAACTTTACATAAGAGGTAGTAATTATGACTTCAATCCATGATGTTGGCTATTGGAATCCCGACGGTGCAAAAGTTGAGCTCTTGCAGCATACAAGTCAACTAAATCTTTTACTGGTAGCTGTACCACGTATGGATGATTTGTCGAAGCCTCGTAGAAAGATTGGTTTTGCCACAAAAGAAGCTGACCGATAGCTCTTATCTGCTCACTTAGTTTGCAAAGCTCATCAACGGATGAACCTTTGCTTTTCTCGCAAAGCAGCTGCAAATGCTTTTCAAGGATTTTGTTAATTTCAGTCTCAATCATTTTTCTCATCTACTTTCATTTATGCTGTGAGGCTGCTGCCCCACAATTCTTCTACCGTGGCTCCAAGTGCCTTTGCGATACGGGTTGCCGTCCGTGCATCTGGCACTCTGTCGCCATACTCATAACGCTGGTATGTCAATCCTGAAACACCAGCTTTCTCAGCAAGTTCTTTTTGTGATAATCCTGCTTGCTGACGCAGCCCTTGCATAAGGGCTTTGAATTTTTTATCTGTTTTCATGCTCTCCTCTCTTTCTATATTTAACACTACCAAACGGTAATGTTTATACTTATAATATATCACTACCATTTGGTAACATCAAGGTGGTGTTACAATGAATTTTTCTACGCGATTAAAAGAACTTAGAACTAATCGAAATCTTACACAGAAGCAGGTTTACTCAGCTATCGGTATGTCTGCATTAGGCTATCAACGGTATGAATATGGCGAACGAGAACCAGCATATCAAAAGCTATTGGCTCTTGCTGACTTCTTTGACGTCTCATTAGACTACCTAACTGGCAGAACCAATACACCAGCGATAAACCACTAAAGGAATATTATGCAAAGTCAACAGCTTTTTCAGATTCGTAACCATTGTGCCAAAAAAGCATTTCGTTACACACAACACTTCATGCAGCGCATCATCCAACGGCGAATAACCATTGAAGATGTTGAAACAGCTCTTGCCAATGGTAAAATCATTGAAGATTATCCCGACGATTATCCCTATCCTAGCTGCCTGGTTTTAGGCTATACTATTAATGACAAACCACTCCATGTCGTTTGCGGCATCACGCCGGATGAACTTTTTCTAATAACCGCTTATCGCCCGGATGCTTCCATCTGGTCGGCTGACTTTACTACTCGCACTACAAGAAAGGAATGATTCAAAATGACCTGCTTCCTGTGCAAAGGCACGTTAGAAAACAAACTCACTACCTTTACCGTTGACCTCGGGCACTGCATCGTCATCGTGCGAAATGTTCCCTCGGAAGTCTGCACGCAGTGTGGCGAAGTGTCTTACAGTCGTGAGGTCGCCAAGCAGCTGGAAAAGATCGTAGCTGCTATGGAAAAATCACTAACAGAAATCGCCATCATCAATTACAAAGCTGCTTGAGCATGTTTGCCCTCCTATGCAGCCTGCTCAATAAGTGGCAATGTGCCGTTTTTCTTAAGCAACTCATACAGGAATAACCTGCCCTTCTGCGTCCACTTAGTATTCATGACTACATCAGAACGTCCATCCGAGTGCTCGATGTTGACGGTTTCGCTATGGGTATAGCCTTTAGCTTGGTACTTGCTGTACAAAAGCCACTGACTACCCATTTTGTAAATAACCTTTAGCTCGTGAAGCAGGCTATTCATTTTTTTACCACTCATGCCGTAGTCCTTAGCTATCTGAGTGATAGTTACTAAGGAACTGCTCTGCAATATGCGGTCGGTGTAGTCCGCTTTCGGCTTCAGCTCGTTTATGATTTGCGACTTCTGCGCAACTTCAAGCTCCGCCGTTTTTCTAGCTTCCTTTTCTTCTTTCAGCTCTGTTGCCAGCTTGATAATGAAATCAGGCTCTTGCAGGGCTTTTTTGATAACATCATCCGTCATGTAAGCACCATGCTTGCGGATAGCTGGGAGAACCTCATCGGCTAGAACCGCTTGGAACTTCTGAGCTTTATCGTTCGATGCTTTAAAACCAAGGCGGTATACCATGTTTTCAGGGATGTAATCGTCCCCACAAGTGGGGACGAACCCAAAGTCTTTAAGATACTTATTTACCCGTTCCCAACGAACAACTTCATTGCCACTTTTGGCAATTTGAGTAAATCCCCAACCTCTAGCCACATCTTCCGCATTTAACATGGCTGTACCATGCTCATCAACATAACCTCTAATATTTGCTACTGTCATTAATTTGTTTTCCATAAAAAAAATCTCCTTTTATCATTGCTGTACCTTTGCTACAATAAAAGTACAGCCTGTCACGCTGTGAGGTTGCCGCCCCACAACGTCCTTAAATCCAGTATGTTCAGTAAATCCGCAATACAGATTGCCGTCCGTAAGCTCGGTTTCTGTCCATACTCCAACCGCTGGTAGCTAACTTCTGCAATTCCTACACGGTCGGCTACTTGCTTTTGTGTGAACCCTGCCTTGTGGCGGGCTTCAATTAACGCCTTGTTCTTCATGTCTCTCCTCTCCTTTTGTATTTAACACTACGTATTACGTTGTGTCTGTTTATAATATACACTACGTAATATGTAGTGTCAAGACTTTTATTTGGAGGTGTTTTTTATGTCTACTCTTTCTGCTAGATTGATAGAACTTAGAAAAGAAAAAGGCTTGACACAAAAGAACCTCGCTGATTTTCTTGGCATTGCGCCGGTTTCTTGGCAACGTTTTGAATATGGTTCGTCAAAGCCTAAACTCGAAAACATCATTACCTTGGCTGACTACTTCAACGTCTCAATTGATTACTTAGTCGGTCGCACCAACAACCCTGAAATCAACCGCTGAACCTCTGACAGGCTGTGCCCCCGCTTGGGGGCTTTTTTAGTTCAGTAATGTTTCTCTCTGTGCCAGCAGCTTGTCCATAATGCGCATTGCGTCATCAAGATAGCCCTTACGCTCTAGGAAGTCAGGCGTGCTGATTTTCTTGATCCCCTGTTTTTCACAGTAATAGTTCTGTGAATTTCTCAGATTGGTGTGGAAAGCTGTGTTGTAAGCTTGACGGAAGTCATGCCATCCTCGATTAAATGCCAAGCCGTTACTGATGGCATACTTTTGAACCATCGCAACTAATTTCTGCCGCTTTGTACCTTCTGTACAGACACCGTTCAGCGTGTCCATGCGGGAATTGACAATTCGCAAGCTCTCAGCCTGTTCTTCCTGCGTCAGCTTAAGCCGTGCTAACTCTCGCTCCTGCCGTTGCAATGCCTTGGCACTCTCAACAAGAATGTCAATTTGCGTTTTTGGCTCTTTTTGATTGAAGTAATTTTCTTCCAGCAGGTCGAACATGTCCCATGCCCTGTCAGTACCTAACATTTTTGAATGGCGGGCTGCTCCTTGTTTCGTCCAAAGTGTTAGTGTTGCGGTTCTGGCTCCAATTCCAACCGTGTCGAAATTTTCGACGCGGTTCTTAAAAACACGTAATTGCTCGCCATCCAACTTAAAATAATGCTTGCCTTCCACGAACCGTTCCTTATTGTTGTTGAAATTTTGCCGAATCTGTTTCGGCTCACATCCATAAAACTCAGCAAGCTGTTCAGTGGTCACTACCGGTTGATTGCTATATTCAACAACTGGTGTTTCAATATTTGCGATTTTTACTAAGTTTTCCATTATTAATTCCTCCTACCACAGTTCTACATAAAGCTGAACGGGGACAGGTATTGACCCTATCCGATTCAGCCACACCATCGGTTTCGGCGTTAGACCGTGAATGTTGTTTTTGCGGTCGTTTTTAGCAGCAAGGACGTAGTCCGACAGTATTTCGATTTTTATCCCTGCTTTTTGCAGGTACTTGTCTAACTTGTCAAGTGCCCCAAAACAAGTAGATCCTGTCCAATAGCCATAAATAGGGAAGGTCTTGCCTTTTTCACGGCAATACGGGCAGTACTGGACCCGCCCTTTTCTAACGTCCCGTACTATGCCGTACTGCTTCTCGTCAACGGTTTTTACAGGATATAGTGTTCCATATCCTCGGCGCTAACCTCACTATCTTCGGCACCGAACTGAATGTCCTCACATTCATCAGCAACCTCATAATATCTCATGAACGCTTTAGCACCGCCATGCTCGTTCATGAACGTGTATAATTCTGACATTTTCATTTTAATTAACCTCCTTTGCGTAATCAGATTAATTAACTATAGGCTAATCAATCGGGTAAAAAAATATACTTCTTGTCGATTCCGTATAAATTACAGAGCATCAACAAGTTAGCCTCATCTATACGGGTTTTGCCGTTTTCCCAACGGCATATAGTAATCGGGCTTTTATGCAATAGTTTACATACATCCGATTGACTAAACCCAGCATTAACTCTTGCCGCCGCAAGAGTTATTTTTAGCTTAGACATATTCGTCTCCTCCTATGATTATTAGTCATTGCTAGGCTCGCCCCCTTATATGGGATTAATGCAAGTCTCTATCGCCTTTTGGCAACTTCGCCTGTTTCGCTGACCACAGCCAGCTCTTTAAGTCTGACGCATCCCCACGCCAATAAGCTAAAATTAGCTTACGGATTATATTTTAAATTATCTATTAGCTAATGTCAATAGCAAAAATAGCAAAATGTGAATTTTATTATTGCTATTGCTAGATGCTTTTTATATAATAAATCTATAAGGAGGTTTTATTATGAGCCTACATAATACGGCATTTACAAAAAATTTAAGGCAATTGTTACACGAAAAAGACAAAACACAAAAAGAATTAGCCGCTTATGTATGTGTGTCTGCACCATCGGTTAATTCGTGGGTTAAAGGCACTAAAATGCCGCAATTAAGTAAAATCAAAAAGATAGCTTCTTTTTTTCATGTTCCTGTACAAGCGTTACTTTCTGAAGAAAATGAAAAACTTGACAAACCACCGAATATTTCAGAAGTATCAGTCGTACCCGCCGATGCTAAATCTGAAAGCGGTCTGATGGTTGAACTATTTGCTGACCGTCCCGATGTTCTTGAGATAATCGACGGCAAAGTTTTTGGCGACAAGGAAAACAAAAAGCCTTTGTCGCCGGAAGCAAAGCTCCATATAAAAAATTCAGTTCTTTTCACCCTCCGTGCTTGCGGTTATAACGTGTGATTCAATCTGCTAACTAGCAGTTGAAAATACATTATAAAGGGGTGTTGCCACATGGAGAATGTCTACTACATAATAATCGATGGTAGAATTGTCCGTATAGTCATTGCAGACTAAGGAGCAATACCAATTGAAAAAACGAATTATAAATATAAATAAAACAGCATTAAAGACTTTCTTCATCTTCACGCTCATCTTTGTCGGAATGACCGGCTTCACGCTGCGGAATATCCCTGATTTGTCTGACTATCGCCCTGCATCCATCGTAAGCATCGCTGAACCGGCGGACATAGAATCGGACACAGAATATACGTGGGACAGCCACATTAAGTCAGCAACTAGCCTAGTCAAAACGACCGATTTTTTAAATGTACCAACATTATCGGCGATTGTACTTACAACGACTTTTGTACTGATTTTAATTAGTAAACAATTTTATCTCAAAAGTCACATTGAATATTGTGGTAAGAAGATGGTAAAAGCAATAATGCTGCAGTGGAGACCAAATTAAAATAAAATACAAGTAGGTGTTAATTGAATAATGTCATGGTTACGAAACTTATTAGGGCTTACTACCCCAGAAGAAAAAGAATTGCAAGCTATGCGAAAAGAAACAGCTCAACTGAAAGAAGAATCAAATCATATTATATACAATGCTAAAAAAAAAGCCGATACCATCATATCAGAAGCAGGAATAAATGCTAAAAATATAATTGACGAAGCTACCGCAAGCATTGCTGAACGTAAACAAGATCTTGAACATCAAGTAAAGTCTCTAAAAGAAACACTCGATGTAAATAAAAACGGCCTCAAATCATTAGAGGACGAATTGCGTATAAAACAGGGCGCTCTTATTGAACTTGATGAAAAAGTCCTCTTACAAAATGTATCGCTTTATGAACCTATGTATGATTTTGTAAATTCAGACCGATACAAAGAAGAACTTGATAAAATTCGCAGCAATCAAAAAGCTTTAATAAAAAATGGATCTGCCATTTCAAAAACACAAACTTGGGTAGTAAATGGAAGTACTGCTGAAGGTAAAAAGATGGTGCGCGACATTTCAAAACTACTTCTTCGTGCTTTTAACGGCGAATGTGAACATTTGACTGCTAAAGTAAAGTATAATAATTTCGACGCATACAAAAAACGTATTGAATCTGCAAAAGAAGCCATAGACAAACTAGGACGATGCATGAGCATTAGCATCAATTATGAATATTTTGATTTAAAAATAAAAGAACTTCATCTTGCTTTTGAGTATAAGCAGATGAAGCAAAAAGAAAAAGAAGAACAGCGTATGCTACGGGAGCAGCTGCGTGAAGAAGCCCGGCTGAAAAAAGAAATTGAAGAAGCTCGCAGGAAGATCAAAAAAGAACAGACACATTACAAAAATGCTATCTCTGCAATGAAGGAAAAAATAGCCAGCGCAAAGACTTCTGATGATAAGGAAGTTTTTGTGCAAAAACTAAGTGAGCTTGAAGAACAGGCGGAGCAGGTAGAAAAGCATATTGCTGATATAGACTACCGCGAAAGCAATCAAAAAGCTGGCTATGTCTACGTTATATCAAATATCGGTTCTTTTGGCGAAGGTGTTTATAAGATAGGCATGACGCGCAGACTGGACCCGATGGATAGAGTACGCGAACTTGGAGACGCCTCGGTACCCTTCGGTTTCGATATTCACGCTATGATTTTCAGCGACAACGCTCCCAAGTTGGAAGCAGCTATCCACAAGGCCTTTGAGAACAGAAAAGTAAATATGGTAAATACAAGGCGGGAATTTTTTAGAGTTTCGCTTGATGAGATAAAAGATACTATAAATAAAAATTTTGATGGCAGTGTAGATTTTATCGAAACCGCGGATGCTGAACAGTTCCGAGAAAGCGAAAAACTTTGGCAACAGATGAACGCCCATACCAAAAAGGAGGGAGCTTGATGTTCTGTAAAAGTTGTGGAAAAGAACTGCCTAATGATGCTAAGTTCTGCCTTAACTGTGGAGAAGCTACCGTCTCGATAATGAATAGCGTAGACAAGTCAATGCCTAATTGCCCCCAATGCCATTCTTACAATATTACTATAAACAAGAGAGGCTTTGCCTTGGTTAGAGGCATTGTTTTGGGTTTATTTACAGGTGGTATCGGCTTATTGGCTGGATTCTTCGGAATGAATAAGTTGGTAGGAAAATGCCTTGACTGCGGATATAAGTGGGACATTTTGAATAATTAATAATCATCTAAAGGTGTATCACAAAAGATACACCTTTTCAAATACTCAAATTTGCTATATACGAATAAAAAATTGATAGGAGTGACGCTTAAATGGCCGTACGAACTAGAAAACGCGGTAAAACATGGAGTTATAGTTTTGACATTGAGCCCGGTCCTGACGGTAAACGCCGTATGAAAGAAAAAGGCGGTTTCAGCTCAAAAGAGGAAGCGTTTACTGCTGGTGCAGCTGCTTATACCGATTGGAAAAACGGTAATATCGGGTTGACTAGTGACAAGATACTTTTACGGGATTATCTGGAAAAATGGTTTAACCTTCATCAAAAGGACTTAAAGCCAAACTCTGTCAAAACCTATAATACGGCTATAGAAAACATTAACCGGTATTTAAGTAATATCATTTTGCAAGATTTAAAACCACGTGACATCGACCTGCTTTTCCGCAAACTTTGTGACGGTGAAAATAAATCGTATCGTACAATTCAAACTATAAAAACCGTTCTGAGTACGGCCCTTGCTTATGCTGTATATCCGTTGGAGCTTATAAGCTATAATGCCAGTACCGCTATAAAAATCCCTAAACGGGCTAAACGGCAGGTAGTAAAGCGCTATGTCATAACCAGTAGCGACCTTGAACACCTGCTGACTTTGTACCCGTTCGGTACGGATTACCATATCCCGATAGTTTTGGCTTACTATACGGGTTTAAGACTAGGAGAGCTGCTAGGCCTTACCTGGGATAATATAGATTTAGTCACAGGACAGGTTGATATCGTAAAGCAGCTTACTTATATACCCAGGCAGGGATTTTGCTTTAGGTCATTAAAAACTGATACTAGCAGACGTTCAATTATGCTTGATACTATAACTATAGCTATTCTGCGCAAATGGCTAAACCTGCAAAAGCAGCGCGAATTAAAAGCCGGTTCATCTTATGTATGCATTTTTACTAATGAAAACGACTTTATAATACAGAGCTCTAAACGAATAATACAACCGGATAACTACAAACGGCTAAAAATGGTGTGTACCCGTCTTGACGGTGCCTTAGTTAGCCGTGACTCCTTTTCCCAGACGTTACGCAAAAACGGATTTAACAGCCACTCTTTTAGACATACCCATGCTACCCGTTTAATCGAAAACATGGCGTCACCGAAAAGTGTGGCCGCAAGGCTAGGTCACAAGTCAACAACCATTACCGAAAATCTTTACACGCATAATACAGATTTAATGCAAAAGCAGGTTGCTGACATCACTGAACATTTACACGAAAAAGATGTAGACAAGCCTGCTTTGTAGACAAATTGTAGACAAATAACAAAACAGATGACCGTTATCCTTGCTTCATTAAGGGTAAAGGTCATCTGCTCATATAATGGTTTAGTATTAGAAGTAATATTACATGTTATTTTAAAGGGATTTAGTCTCTTTGTCAAACCGGAAATATCACAATAATATTAATCTAAACTGTTTTATGATTTTCAGCGGTTTTACTTTCATCTGTAGACAAATCGTAGACAAGATTTTCACTAATTACTAAATCCCAGTCAGACAGGCTCATCTTATCCCGTAAGCGGGTAAGACGAGCTTTTTCTTTACATACGTCACAAAGTAATTTTTTAAAGTGCAGCATATCCGCACAACCGTTTTCAATGCACCATTTAACCGCCGTACTATATAATACCTCTGTTTCGTTTTCCCAATCAGCCCAGCGTTCTATAAAGTGTGACAAGGTTTTACGCTTGAACTCGCGGCCCACTGTCTGTACCTTAGTTGATAGGGCTTCCGCTGGTGTCAGCTTATCGTAGTTTTCCGCGGCAGGTACCAGCATTAGCCGGTGTCGCTGTAAATATGTATCCTCGGTACATTCCAGATCCCGCCATTCGTCTAATGCCTGGTTATGCTGTAATTCAGCAAGATTTTTCAGTCCCAGGAATTTCAGATATCGGCTTGCTTCCGTGTGGAACATTACTCCGGTCAATTGGTGGTTTGCTGTTAACTGATAAAGTTTTTCTATTGTCCAATTCGTCGTGTTCACTACTGTCACCTCCATATATTTTATCCTGTAAATTTTTAATTACTTTACCGTACATGTTTCTACCTTCTGGTGAAAAAGCTAAAAAACCTGCCAGCATACCAGCAAAAAAGTTACCCATAGAATGTCACCGCCTTATGCTATCTTTGAAACGATAATATTCGCCAGCGTAAGTGTACCCGCACTTCCAGTATATACCACATTAACGGTCTTGCTTACGCTGCGGCATGGACAATATCTGCCAACTTTAATAAGCGTAGAAAAACCAATCGCTTGTGGCGATCCTGCTGATGTTGTGGCCACACTGCTAGCCTGATTATTATTAACACCATCTACCTGTAACTGTGCACCAATAGAACCAGCTTCTGTACTAGACCCGTAAGCATTAAAATCGACACGATATATGCCTGGACGGTTAAGTTTTACTGTTGTGCCACCATTAGACAACAATGCAACGCACCCCGTCTCCACATCAGTATTGTTAAACACTATATTGGTATTTGGCGTGACAGCAATATTGCCAGAATGAGCTTGTAACATTTAAATTCCTTCTTTCAATAAAATATAAAACAAAAGAGGGCGACATTTACGCCGTCCTCTATGTACGGCACGGATGTGTGCTCTGCTACTTTTGCTATGTTTGAATTTAGGCTATACTGCCAGCACCGCAGCAATAGCCACCGATTGAACTGCCAATGCCAAGACCATTGACAATACCTGCATTGGGGCATACTGCGCCAACGCCTGTGATGTTTGGTTTAGTAAGCATATTAGCTTTAATCCCTTCGATTTCACGCTGGAGAGTCGTAAACTGTGCAGTCATATTCTGTGCTAACGTCATGCGCTCAATCGTTGCGTCCTTGGCTGCCAATTTAGCCTCATAGTTCTGCTGCTGTAGAGCTGCGGCCGTTTCGTAGCGGTTCTGCTGTGCAAGATTGTTGATTTTCAAGTCAAACATCTTTTCACCCATCGCTGTGTCATACTGCAAACGGGACTGCGTAGCAAGCTGATTAGTAGAAGCTTGGATTGCGCTAGTCACCGCATCCGTGTTGAGCAAGGAACGCTTTTCCAGCTCACAATTCGTAACCTGTCCGCAACCATGCTCGGCACCAACCAGCGCCATGATGTCAGCGACGTTGCCTAAACCGTTATTAGGTGGGAACGGTTGATTATTAAAACCGCCAAAGTTACCCCAGCCCCTGAAAATAGCAAACAACAGAATGAAGAAAATAATTAATCCCCATACTGACACGCTGTTACCGGCCATGCCGGTGTTGTCATCAAGTGCCATAATAAAACCTCCTTTTTAAATAGATAGTTATTTATTTATGTACATCAGCTTTTTAGCTGCTGTAGTCCTGCTTTAAGCTTTGCCAGGTCGTCTACGAAACTACTCGTAGACGGTGTAGACACTGTACCAGATGTACCCGTCAACTTATTAAAAGCATTTCTTGCTTTATTTATATCCGTACCGAGGGCGGACGCTACGACACCAGCTAGAGGGCTGTTAAGCATACTGCCAGCTTGCGTAAGCATATCGCTTGTCAAGCCAAAGGCTTTAATTGCTTTTTGTGCGCTTTGCAGGCTGTTTACTCCTGCTGACGCTTGCTGTGCTTGTCCCCATGCTTGCGATAGTTTCTGAGTGTTCGTCGGATTCAAGTTTAGCATCTGTGCTAACATTTGAGCGTTCATTTTTCAGCACCTCCATTTCCTGCTGCAAGGTCTGCATCTGCTTTAACATCCCCTGCATAACCTGCATAGTTTCTTGCTGGATCTGCTCTGGCGTTTTAGGCGGCACTATGGCTCCCAGCTCTACTAGTTTATTATAGTAACTATCAGCCAATTCCTTGAGTTCACTATACTTGCCATCAGTGACACCTACCCGGGTTTTAGTACCATATAGGGCATTTACTTCATATATAACACCGTCCTCGACTGTACAAATTCCCGACGGTGTAGCTTTTAGTGTGCTTTGCTCTATCTGCATAGGTCCGCCCTCCCTTTATCTATATACTACTAAATAAGTAACTAATGGAAGTGTACGAAAACTAGCTAAAAAATGGCAATTTTTTTTGAAAAAAGACTTGACCTCATGTATTGGTAGTAGTACAATTAAAGTATCAAAAGGGAAACACCTTAATAAGATGAAAAAATAAAAGCCTGCAAATAAAAAGTCAAGCATAAATTTCAGAATGGAGTAAATTTCTATGAAATGACTATCGGACATGCAAAAAAGGCTGCCGCAATGCGCCAACCTGTAAAGAATTTTCTGAAATTATTCTTCTGGTGGTAGATTGTTTAAGTATTCTTTGACTTTCCCAAAGTAAATTCGCAGAAACTTGTTGGCTCCAGCTGTCATGTAGACGTAGTAAGGCTTGCCCTCATCGCGTTTCTTCGCCATGAATCTATATACTGGGTCATCCTCTGGCTGGTTTTTAATCAGCACTTCCATTATAAGGAACAAAGTCCTTCTTAGATAAGGTGAGCCGTGCTTGCTGGTGTGAACGCTTTTCTGGGCATAGTCGCCGGATTCATTAACACCTGGGTCTACGCCTGCAAAGGCTGTCAGCTGGCTGCGCTTGGTGAATTTATGCACATCGCCAATCTCGGCAATAAGCTGCGGGCCAAGAGTCGTTCCTACGCCGAACATGGACATCACAACAGGGTATTCAGGCAATTGTGAGGCTAAGCTGTCCATCTGCTGACGAAGTTCCTCCACGGCTTTGGAAATGGCATTGAGCTGTGTTACAGCCTGCTGGACAAAAAGTTTGGTCATGTCATCCTTGGCTAGAATGGGAATCAGCTCTTTTGAGGCATTATAGATTTCAGCAGGTTTGTCCGGCTGGAAATTGTAGCCGTGCTTTTTGCACCATTTCTGATATTTTTCCGTAAAGGATTTGAGGCTGAGGTTACAGACACAATCCACATGCCAAAATTTTTCAATGAAGTCTACCCATTTCTCGCTGCCATCAGGCCGCTTGGGGCTGGTAAAGAATTTATTGGCTCCTGGATAGGTTTCATCCATCAGGGCTATAAGGTTATTTTTGTAAGCCGTCTGCTGCTTCTGGTAGAAGCTCATCTGACGGTTCATGGTTTTAAGCTGTGTACGTATATTATCCATAGCTGTATATTGACGCAGCATATACCATTTGTCAAGGGCAAAGCGGCCAATCTTCCTGGCATCTGCCTTGTCGGTTTTGACACGGCGCAGGGAGTTGTTGTCGAAGTCCTTGATTAGCTTGGGATTCACGGCGCTGACGAACAGTCCCGCGCCAGAAAGCCAGCGTACCACGGGTTCGTAATAACGGCCTGTGTGTTCCAAAACAATGCGGCATTCGCCGCCTAACGTATTTAAATAGTTTACGAGGTCGTTCATGCCGCTCTTGGTGTGACGTACCTCAAAAGGTTTGGCTACTGTCTTGCCTAGAGGCTCTAACACGGCTACCGTGCTCCTGCATTTCGAGACATCGATTCCTACTGCGTACATGTGCATCGCTCCTTCAGATAGAATTGCAATGGTTGACCATTCTCCTCATTGCCGATTCAATCTCCTGTGGGTTGACACGGACGCATCTGGAAAGATAGCCCAACCTGCATAAATCGAACAGCTGGGAATGAGAGGATGGCAGACAGACTTTTGTACGGACATGCAAGTCCTAGGAGGAATCCGTCTAACCATTACCTCACTATTCTACCAGCTTAAGTAATGAGGTGAATAGGAACGGTAGCTATCCGTTTCCAATTCATAATTCTATTGTAGGAGGAGGAAATTAAAATGAAAACAAATGAAACCCTGAATTACAAATTTTTACAGTGGGACCCTCCACAGAATTGGGATCCTCGCCCGATATATGATACTCTCGATGAGTATATGAAAAACTGCAATTACTCTGGTATTGGTGTTGACATGACTTACGATGACGGTAGGCATGTTGAAAGGGTTTGGCTTAGCCGGAGTCAAGTAAGACGCATGTTCGGGATAAAAGTGGATAAGGCGGACTACCAAGAATACAAAAATATTCACGGTAAGGACGCTATGGTGTTAAAGATGAAGGAGGATGCTATAAAAATGGCAGCAAACTCCCCTGAAGTGAAAAAATATTTCACTGATTATGCCGCTAAACGCGACTGGAAAATCTTATAAAAAAAGACTTGACCTTATGTATTGGTAGTAGTACAATTAAAGTGTCAAAAGGGAAACAACCTAAGATAAAAAACAAGTGATGTAGCTTCCTCCTGATAAAGGGAGGAAGGAAGGAGGAAAATAAAATGAAATTGTCAAAACAAAATCTGCAAAGCAAACTGAATACTTGGGTAAAGCACGTAAATAGGGGCGACTCAAAGTTTTTCTTTGAAGTTAATGCTTATACAGGCGTTACTGAAGAAAACTTCATCAGAGAGCTTAAATGGCTTTTCAATGATCCGCAAGATGCAGAGGAGCGCGCAGAGAGAAACCCGTACCGTAGGGAAATATTTTTCTATCCCGACGGCACAATTCACCGTTTTATCAGAGTATATGGTGATGGTACTGTCTGTCGTGTTTCTTTTGATGAGTACGTCAGAACAGGTGGTAAAAATATGCGTATATCTGGCCCCACTTATAAGGTAGGGCTTAGTATACTTGACAGTATAGACTTAATATCTGATGAAGAAAAACAAGACGTATTGAAAAAGGCTAAGGCTTATAGGCTGACTGCTAAAAAATGGATGTGAAACGACATTAATGTGTAGTAGTCCTGCTGGCTGGCGCTAGCAGGACGTTAATAGAAGGAGAGAATTAAAATGTATAAGATTAAAAATTTTGAGTTTGGCTCGATTGACGAGCTAATGAACTCGGATATAACGACATCCCCGCGCTTTATAAGTGACGTTTGCAGATGTCTTTGGGAAGAAGCTACGGATAGAGAGCTGGACTTCCCTGACGATGACTGCTGGGACTTCGTAGCAGACTGTAACCCCTCTTTGGGCATGGAAAGGGAGTGACTGTTGAATGAAAATAACCCCCGCCCGTTATCGGGCAAATAGTAAGTACATCTCGAAAAACTACGAAAAGCTGAGCTGTAGCGTCCCCATCGGAGAGCGTGAAGTTATAAAGGGTTTTGCACAAGAGCACGGCTTGTCACTTGCTCAGTACATACGGCAGGCTTGCTATGAAAAGGCTGGTAAAAAAGCACCAGCGATGAAAAAATAATGTGATGGCTTCCTCCCTTTTATTGGGAGGAAAAAGGAGAGAATTAAAATGAACAAAAGAGGTATTGAAACTCGAAAACGGCATTGTAACGAAGATGTGAAAAAACTACTTGATTTTCTTGGAGAAAAAGCTTCCCCATCAGCTAGGGGACGGATTATGGGAGCCTTAAATATTTATAACGATTTTATGGACAGCCAGGACGAACTCCCCGAAAAGGTAGCGTCACTTCTTTGGAGTGGTGTAGACGGTGTATGCCGTGAAGCCCTAGCAGGTCTGTATTTAAGCCCTCAAGACCTTGAAAGAGCTATTGAGAATCATCGGGCATTTCATATCAACGCCTTGTATGGGAATGACTAAACGCAACAAAAAAAGCCCTCTGCTATGTGCAGGGGGCTTTTTTTTACTAGTACACGTCAAGCAGACGTGCTATCTTGTCATACGCTTTTTTAACGGTTTTGTTGACTTTATCTATAGATAGATTTTCAGTGACAGCTATCTTGGTATTACTGTAACCATGAACGAACTTTAAGTTAAGTATGGCCATATCATCATCTGGTATTTTAGCTTCATGGACTAGCTCTGTGAAATCAGTAAGACTTGCACCGTTTAGCCAGTCTCTAGCCTTACGCCGGTTTTCATGCATAGCAGCCCCGTTTCTCCGTCTTGCTCAATGGCGATCTGTTAGCAGTAATAAAGGCTATGGGAATTGCGGTACTTACGGTACATGCTGCTTTAGTCGTATTACTTTGCAGCACTATGATAAGTGACACAAGTGACACCGCTAGTAACACAATCAGACTTACCACTATTACATGATAGCGATGAAGTGTTTTTCGGTATAGCTCTGTGGCCATAGCAAATACCGTAGCCAGATCATCAGTATTTTTATCCATAGTGTCACCTCTTTATGTCTGCTTCTATCGTGTCTGCGTTATCTGCGTCCATTTTTTTAGTTTTACGCTTTTTAGGTGTCACCTGTGTCACATCTTGCTCGGTATAAGCGATACAGGTGTTATTAGGACAGCCATTTTCAGTGCATATAGCTCCGCAATATTTACAACGCTTCATGCCTTTACCTCCGTCACCGTCTTAGTTAGTACCGTTTTAACCGCGTATACAAGCCCTTGCATAATGAGTGGCAACGCTACACCATCACGGATTTTACACCAGCCCGTTTCGGTTTTAGCCTGTTCTTTAGTTGTAGCTACAAAGCTATCAACGGCATTTTCGACCATCGGCACAACCTCCGTCAAGATAGCATTTGTCACGTTCTGCTTTACTTGCTCTGTCACATCGTCTACATGCAATGCTTCTA